AATCATCCTCCCGTCTATAAAATAAAAGAGCACATGAGCTGTGACACCCATGCACTCTGATTGTTAGTATTCGATCAGTGCGAACCGCATCTTGTTGTAAAGAATGTTCTTTGTTTCTTCGTCCACATTGATAATTTTGTAATCCACATCGGGCATATAAAAAACACCTGTTTTGTAGGTGTTCTGTTCGTCATCCCAATACGTAACCTTGTACTTTCTTTGTGCTCTATTTACTAGTCCAGAAGCAAATACGGACTGCAACTCCATTTTCTCTGCCAGATAAAGAGGCCTGGTATTGAAATCAATCTTTGTCTTAAAATTCGGGCTTGTATCCCTATGCAAGAGATTATTCAAGTCCCTGTATGCTTCTACTTCTGTTCTCTGGTTCGGAGTCGCGGTGTAATCATCGTAGGCGAGGTACTTATTTGGAACAACTTTGCTTCCAAACTTCAAGAGCCATCCATCAAAACTGCTTCCTGCAATAAAATCACTCATTTACCTCACCTACCTTTCAAATAATCCGAATCCATTGCGGTTTCTGAACTGTTCGTTTTCCTCTTGCAAATATCCGACTAAGTGACCATCTGCATAAATTGCCATGCCTTTGACAGCTTCCCGGATAACCTGTGCGATATTCTGATTGTTGTCGAATGTGTTGTTACTGATTGCAATTACTTCACGGCGAATATCGTCACCAAAAGTACCATTCGCAGATACCGGCTTCTGATACATTTTGGCAGTCGGAACAGCCTTTATATTTGCTTCCATTTGCGGGAGCTGAATACCCTGTATAGATGCGCTTATATTTCCGATTGTAGACTGTAATGCCGGAATCATGTTCTGCATACCTATCTGAAAGCCCTGCATGGTGTAGCTACCAAGTTCTTCAAATACCTGAGATGGGCTGTGAATTTTGAGAACTTTGCGGAACGTATTTGATATATTTTGTGCGATCTTTTGCACATTTGCATAAAGCTGTTGCGCCGCGCCTACAATTCCATTGTTTAAGCCAATAATAGAGTTCCAGCCGATATTATACAGGTTTCCAATGGAATTGCTGATTCTGCTTCGGATTCTTCCGAACCATGTGAACGACGCAGAAAAGCCCGGCTCTAATCCGTTTCGGAATCCTTGACCGCAGTATTCTGCAAGCTGTTTGAACCATCTGGACGGAGAATGGGAGTCTACTGCTTCCTGCGCAGGGGCTTTTACGCTGTTATTCATTAGGTCAAGAATCGAAGTCTTTGTGGATTCTTTCTTCCCGTTAATTCCAGACTGTAATCCCTCTGCAATGTTGCTTCCAAGGGTTTTGCCGCTTGATTTCGCAGTTTCTTCTGCGTCTTTTGCAGATGATTGAATTGTTGAGTTAAGCTTTTCAGTGACTTTGCTGCCGTTCTGCTCAATCCCACTACCTACGGCAAGAATCTGATTCTTTCCGAGTTCTGTAACTAATTCAAAACCAGAATTGTTATCCAGAACGCCGTTGATTGCCCCCTGCAGAGTTGAATCCATTGTACTTTGCAGAGTACTTTCATAGTCAGAAATACCTTTTCCGAACTGCACCATCTGTCCGTTTGCTAAAGTATAGTAGCCGTTATCATCCGGTTCTAATCCCTTTGCAATTTCCTGATAAATCTGTAATGCTTTTTCACCGAGAATCTGTTTTCCATTTTCCCAGATGCCACCCATTTCATCAATTGCATTTGCCGTATCTGTTACCAGAGTTGCAAAGTCAACGGTCTGGATAAGCGTCTGGAATCCTGTGAGTTGTTCTGAAATGTCCTCAAATGAAACATTATTAATCCGATCAGCCATATTTGAAAACTGATTAGATGATGTTTCTGCCGTATCTCCAAGGTCTTTGACCGGTTTATTTACTCCTGATATTGCGTTCTCAAAATCTTCTGATGAAACTCCAAGATTATTAAGTTTAAGTTCGAGTTCAAATAACGCCTGTTCTGTGCTATATCCGTTATCTTTCAATTCGGAAAGGAATGTTAATAAAGGATATGCTTGTTCGCCTGAAATCTGGCTTGCGTGAACCAAACCTAGAATAGCATCTTCATACTCCTGAAATACCTTTAAATCATCCTCTGTAAGTTTATTACCGACTCCGAATATATCTTTCATCCATTCGTTGATAGCACCGGTAAAATCTCCTTTTTGATATCCAAATACGTTATCTTCCAAAAACTCTCCAAAAGTTTTATCTTCACCACCGAATAGATTAACACTTATCCATTTTCCGAGATTGAATCCTGCTATTGCGGTTCCTAAGACAACCATGCTGTCTGCGAATCCCGCTACAAGTGTAGAACCTAGTCCAGAGCCAAAGAATGTCTGCAATGCACCACTGGCTGTGGAAAGAACCGTTCCTAACCCACCGAAGATTGTTCTGAGTGCGCTGATAGAACTGACTACATTGTATATATTTCGGGCAAACTTAATGCTTCCCTTTATAATAAAAAACCGTGCCAGAGCTTCTCCAAGAGCTTCTATCTGTTTATCGTCAAGCTTTCCTAAGGCTTTTGCGAAAGCATCTAAGGCGCTTACTAATGCGTTAATCAGGGGGGCGCCGATATCGTTCAGCATTATATCGAAAAAGCTGATAAATCCATCTGCGAATCCCTCAGCAAATGGCTGGAATACATCCCATACATCGCCGATTGTTTTTATTAACGAATCCCAATTAATATTTTTGATGAAATTCACAATTACGTCTTCAAGATTCCCGATTCTTGTCCATAACCCGTCCCAATCAACATCAATCACTCCGAATTTATCAAGTGCGGCAACAGTAAGACCTAGTCCTGCCGCTATCGAAGCATATGGATGCGCTGCTAACATGGTGATTCCTTTGCCTATCACTCCTTCTTTGCCGAAAATGCCACCGAACCATGTAAGTCCTTTAAATGCTGCAAAAGCTGTCAGGAGTTGTCCGAGGAAATAGCCAATAGACTGTGCCTGTTCTGGTGAAAATGTTGCGATAAACTCTTTGAACCTGTTAATCAGATCAGGAAGTTTATTAACTCCATCTGCCGCCTTGTCAAAAAAATCATCGAAGAAATCAAGTAATCCTGTTCCGACATTCTCAGCAAATGGCTCTAATACATCCCACAACTGCACAAGAGAAGCATTGATTTTGTCCCAATTGATCTTTACAAGAAAATCATTGAAAGCATTAATTAATCGCGGTAATCCCTTTTCTCCTAACGTCCACTTTCCAAGTGGAACTAAAAAGTGTTTCCAGAAATCTTTTAATGCTGTCCATGTGAAATCTCTGAGTTGTTTCAATCCATTGTCCCAGAGATTTTTCAGTGCTTTTGTGGTAGGTTCTGCGGATTTTGCAAGTTTCTTAAATGCGTCTGTAACCTTATTTGCGAATGCCATAGCCTTATTTTCCATGGAATTGTAGGCGGCATCCCATTTCTTCTGGTATTCGTTCAAAAGTTTATCCAGTGCATCGTTGAGGATTCCTGCGTCAATTGCAGATGTGTCAATTTTTGGCGTTTTAATTTTAGAATTTGCAAGGTCTGACAGGGAACTATCGTCTTTGCTCATAATTTCAAGTTCATCATAGGATGCGAGGAACTGTTTTAATTTTTTTGCGCTCTTGGTTGCATTTTTTAGATTATTGTCTGTATCTTTTGTAGCATCATCTACGTCCGAAATTCCAGAATCGTCTATGGAATCAAGTGCATTCGAGAGATTTTCACTTCCACCACCGATAGAACCGAACATTTTTCCGATTTTGGTATCAACTCCAAGAAGCGAACCAATGTATGTCAAAAGTCTCTGGAATGCGATCACAAGACCATTGATGTATGGAAGCACTGCCGCAACTACAGGCATAAAGATGTTCCCTAATGCTCTGGCACAAGATACTAAGTTTGCGCGAAGTATACGTAACTGGTTGGCTGGCATATTGATCGTATTTGCCATATCCGCCCATGCGTACCGGGTGGAATCCAGTATTACTATCGTTCTCAGCATTGCCTTACTTGCCTGGTCCATATTAGAAACAGACGTTTGTATGCCAAGATTTGCCGCATATTGCTGTAAGTTTGCCACACGAATGTTGGCGCCATATTTGTCTACAGCACGGCTCATACCTGCTAATCCAGAGGACAAGTTCTCGTAAACTGTGCTAAAATCAAGATTCTTAACAGATGCAAGGTCAGCACCGATCATGGTTAATGCATTCGACAGTTTTAATGCCTGTTCAGAAGTTGTTCCCATGGAGGACGACAACTGTGCAAACTGGCCTTGATAATTCAAGAGCATGGACGGGTCCATACCGAGTGATTTACCTGATTTATTTGCGGTCAGAATTGCATTATCGGAAACATCGAACCCAGACATTTTGGATGTAAGTTCTCTAGCTCTATTACTAAATGAATTTGCATAAGCTTCCGCAGAATCATAGCCTGCCTCTGACCAAGTTTCTCCTGCTTTATCTGCTACCTGACGAAACGCTGCTTGAAAGTAGTTGTAATCTTCGAGAAAATTCATGGAACTTTCAATTGCACTTCCAAATTTTCCAACAACAAATTTCAACGTCCAGAATTTTGCCGCCAGAGACATGATGCTAGGCAAACTTTTTCTTGCCTTGCTTCCTACGTTTCCGACTGCATTGCCAAGTTTTCTGACCTTTCCTGTAGAAGCAGCCGCACCCTGCCCCAATCCTGAAAATGCACTTGCAGTAGACCTTGCTGCTCTACCGGCATTCGCCCCAGAATTTGCCAACTGAGCAATAGCCTGAGTCATTTGAATTGTACTGCTACTGATTCTAGGAGCGGTACTCATCGTCTGGAAGAATGATTTTAAGCTATTTGCCAGATCATTAAGCTGAGTTGCTGTCTTTCCAGTTTTATCCCCTGCATTTGCCAACTGAGATATTGACTGAACAAATGTATTAATTGGCTGAGAAATATTGCCTATTTCAGAGAATGAGCCTACGATTTTTTCAAGTTCTTCACCAAGTTTCGGGAGTTTTGATGTAACTGCATCAATAGAACCACCGGCATTTGCCAATCTTGCCAGTGAAGAAACAAACCGGTTCACATTGTTTGATACGTCCGGAATACTGCTAAGACCAGATAATTCGGAAATCATGTTCTGAATCTTTCCAGACACATCACCTGTGGAGTTTAATGTTTCGTTCAATCTACGGATAGAATTTACAAACGAATTTAATCCACTATCTTTCAGATTAAGACTTCCAAGCGTGCTCATGGACTGAGTGAACTGCTGTAACTGGCTGTTTACTGTCGATAAATCCAGACCGTTCAATTTTGCTTCTATATTGTTCTTGAGCTCATCCGTATTAATTGAAAGATTTACTTTTACCGGGTCATAGGTAAGCGTGGATGCCTTGTTGATGGCATTTCTAATATCTCTGGCAATCTTTTCTTCATTAATCTTTACGTCAATTGGAATCTGACCGTTTGCAGACTCCATGGCAGACGCAATGTTCCTCTGGATTGACGCACCGAGTTGCGTGCCTAACTCATTTACCGAGCTGTACACCCTGTCCGATGCCATTGCCGCATCTGAACCAGACAAAGCCTGAATTGATATTGGTTTGATGGAATCCCTGACTTTTTTAAGGTTTTCCAGAACGGTTATCAACTGATCTGCGTCGTTGATAGTATTCTTTGGAATCAATGTAGGGAACTTTTCTGATAGTTCTCCCCATGCTGAGTTAAGGTTAATTCCTTTTGTCGCATCAACTGTGATATTTCCAAGGTATTTCTGCAATAATTCCCTGAACTCGCCTTTTCCGATGTCTACTTTGAGCATATCGGAAACGTAGATTTTTTTGCCCTTGAAATAATTGTAAAAGTCCTGCCACTCTTGTTCTGCACCATCCAGATAACTTCCGAGATTGGATTTTACGACTTTCCCGCTCTGCTCAATGCTTTTTGCAATATCATCCAGAGTCTTTCCCCAGTCACCGGCTGTGAAGTTTTGTCCGTCAAATGAATTTGTAAGCTGTTGTGCCAACAAATCTATCTGTCTTTGAAGTTTGGAAGCGGCACCGCCTTTTAATTCAAATGCACTTGCAAGCTGTTTGGACAATGCAGATGCGTCTATTCTGGTAGTCTCTAAAGATTTCTCAACAGAATATTTCAATTTTTCGGACATATCCGCTGAATTAATCTCTACATTTACTTTGAGATTCTTGTTTTCAAGATTACTCAAATTCACTTTACTGAGACGTTCGAGCTGTGCGGCCATGCTATTCAACTTACTTGTATCAATACTTTTGATAGATTGCACAGCATAACTGAGAGTACCGATAGATTTAGAAAAATTCCTCATCAAGCCTACGCTTTTGGACATTAAGCTGTCTAATCGGTCGAATTTATTGCACAAATCATTGATTGATCTTGACGCACTGGAAACGTCACTGCTGACTTGTATCGCCAAGGTATCAATCGTATTGTCCGCCATATTCTCACTCCCTTCTCAAAAAATATTTATAGTAAAAAAGAGGGGACAAAAATGTCCCCTCCCTCTAGTTTTCTACAGTTTGAGTTTCCCGATTTTAAATCGGAAAACATAATTGTCCCGTTTTTTTATTTTTTCTTATATTTCTTAGAATCTGCAGCAAGCGCATCAAAATAATTAATTGCTTTTTGCAATTCCTTTTCTTTTTTCTCTTCTTCTTCCTCTGCGGTGAGCGGGAAGATTCGGAACGGCTTTGCCGGATACTCATATGGTGCTTGACCATTTTTTCTGAACATATTGCACACGGTAGCTTTGAGAGCTTCTACAGTGTACACGCCCTGCATATGTTCGTGGAAATTCTTTCTGTCCTCAGAAAACTTATATGCTAAATCGTAGCATTCCAGCTCTCTGGGTTCAGAGTCCATAAACTCTGCTTTTGAAACTCCGTTATAAATATAGAACGGAAGTAAATCTTCCATAACATATCGGCTAAATGGTTTCTGAATTTTTTTTACTTTTTGGCTGGATTCTTGTGATCCTGTGGTGCTTTCACTCCATTCTCCATTTCCGGATTCGGATTCTGAAGAATATCGTTTAAAAAACCCGCGTTCATAAGCTCATCGGCAAGAATGCCGAACAACTGTAAGAGTCCTCTTGGTTCATCGGTTTCTTCATCTTTGTAATCATCCAGTAAATTTCCAATTTCCTGCAATGATTCTGCCGGATTGTATTTTTTAAATCCAACAAAAAGAAGCTCCCTGATTACGCAGAATAAGTCTTTAGTTCTTCCAATTCCGGAAACGTCTCCATCTGTTTCGATTTCTGCTGATTTAAAAAGCTTTGCCAAGTCCTGAACTCTTTCCATAAGATCTGTATCGCAGAACGCATTGTAACCAAATTTGATAATATAATCAGTTCCATTAATTGTTAATTTTGTCATATTATATGTCCTCCCAAATTAAAATAGAAATTCCCGCCATAGGTTTGACTCAATGGCGGGATGTTTATCAGCCCCCGAGTGGAGATGGAAAATCTTCATCAGATGGCTCAATTTTGTCTTCAATCTTGATTTCATCTGAAATTGTTACGTTTGCAGTAACTTCCCATGCTGCATTTACTTCGGCAGATGGAACGCCAAGTCTTGACGGTACAATCGGAATAAACCAAGCCTTTGTAAGGTCTGGATGATAAATTTCCAGCCAAGGTCTTTTGCCTTCTGCTTTGTTCTTGTCCCATGTTCCACAGATGTTTTCCCAAGTATCAATGAACACCTGAGACATACCAAATGTAAATCCCATAGCTCCCGATAAATCGAGAAGTCCCGGAACGGATGTTTTGTATTTTGTTGCGTTCAGAGATGTGGTGTCGATAGTATCAGGTTCCGGGTTCATATCCGGAATGGATTTTGGTTTCTGTAAATTGTAATATTTTTCTGTTGGGCGTGTGCCCGCTATAGTTTCGAATGCAATCGCGACCTTCATGCCAATGGTACTGAGGTCAATCGCTGGTGTTGCTGCCATATTCGGCTCCTTTCTGCTTTTTCAGCTATAAAATCACATTAAAAAAGAGCCTTGTCGGCTCTGACACGTAACCCTGTGCCCGGGAGATAAAAGGATCACCGTCCTTTCTATTCATCTGTGCCTGTTTTCAGTTCTGGAAGCCCTGCTACAGATGTAAGCAAGGATAAAACGCCGGAAAGAACGGATGCGGATACGACCATCTTCCAGTCAACGCTTCCAAGGACTGTTGCGGTTCCGATTGTCGCAACTGCTGTCTGAGCAATTGTCTTAACAGCTCTGATTCCCGCAGCTTTCAGCCATTGTAATTTATCTTTACTCATAGAACACTCTCCTTTCTTTTTGGTATAAAAAATAGAAGCTGTTACGCTTCCAATAATTGCCCGGTGTAAATTCTGCTGTACCGGCTTATGATTCGTTTGAAACTCTTTTCAGAGTTTGCAACTTCTTCCGGTCCGTATGTCCGGCGAAAGCCCATCGAAACCATAGCCTGATGACTTTTGCTGTCGATTTCGTATGCAGTCGATAACGCCTTTGTCCCAGATGCGTAACTTTCCGTTTGAAATGAAAGAACTGTTGCGCATTCGTGACCTTCAAGACTTGTTGACTGCGTAGGGTTTCCCATCATGAATAATCTGGCGTATTTCGTTTTTCCAGATGCTATTGTCTGGCTTTTCTCCATGGAAAAATTGCCTTTTCCGACTGTTGGTTGAATGTCTTTACTCCACCTAGAAAATACTTCTGATACCGGGTTGCTGATCGTGTCTGGCATAGAATCACCTCGTTATAAGAAAAAGCACCCACCGCTCAGGTAGATGCTTTTATATGTTACAGTATATCATTTTTCGATGTATGTTTTTGTATGGAATTTTTATGAAGAAAATACTTCTTTTGCAATTTTCCTAATGTTCTGCATAATCTTCATGCTTGCCTTATATACCGGCATGGTAGCTTCGGTACCATAAGAGCGTACCCATTCTCCAGAATCGGCATAATAAACCCAAGAATCATTCTTGCCATTCCCTTGCCCGTACGAACCGATTGTATAACCAAAATCTTGCCCCTTAGGATGCGGGCTGGTTCCTGCCGGAGTGTTATAGTGAATGCCCGACCCGAACTCAATGAACAAAAGGTCAGAGCCTTCACACACAAGCGTCGCCTGAGAATAGCCGCCAAAGTTATTGATTCTGATATAGGTATTATGATTTTTGTCAGAATCGCCTTGTGCCAATGCTATGTTTTCATCTATGACCGGGATTCCAAGTTCTGCCAGCCTACGGACAAACTCTTCATTCTTGCTTGCAAGCGACTTCTGATACGCTCTGAGCTGCTTTATTGTGTCCTGTATAGATTTATGCGACAATTCCATTTTGATAGTCTTATTCGCCATCTGAGCCATCTCCTATATACTTGATGCCATATCGTGCCACATTTCCTTTCTGGGTATCAAGAATCTTTTTTAGACGGTAGTCTGGCGGGACTGTAGGCTCTCCATCTTCGCCTAAAACAAGTTCGCCTGCGTCGGTCAGTTCCGGCTTGCGATCAATCCAGAATACATCGGCGGTCTGTGGCTTGAAGCCACGGTCGAAGTTTGTGATGTATCTGTCGTAGTCCGGGATATAACCGGCCGATAATTCCTCTGGCGTTCCGGCAGTCGCAGATACGGAGAGGTGATGCAATTCTGGCTTTTGGTACGTTTTGATTGTGTTTATCCCGTCAAGGTCTTCAGTTACCCTTGACCAATACACTGTCTGTTTTTGACGTTTCAATCCTCTCATGGCGATTTCTCCCTTCAAAAAGAGTCTTTTTATTTTAATCTTATATTGCATATTTCATATGAGACACTTTTACATCTTCATCAGATACCTTTGCATAGATCATTGTCGTGTTAATGTTGACATGTCCAAGAATCTTCTGCACCTCAGTAATCGGCGTACCTCTTTGAAACATAAGAGTCGCAAGAGTATGTCTAAATAGATGCGGTGTTAGAGGTCTGTCAAGTTCTGCCCGCTCACCGATTATTCGTACAATTCTTTCAATTGCTTCTTTCTTGAGTACTTTATGCGGCCTTCTTTCACTTACAAAAAGATATTCCGACTCATCATCTCTAATTGCGAAGTATTGTTTTAAAAGTAATTTACAACGAGCGTTTAGGTACGTTGTTCTATGCTTATTGCCTTTTCCTAAAACAACCACTTCGCCTTTGTAAAAGTCTATATCTGTTTTCTTTACACCACATACTTCTGTAACCCTAGCTCCAGTACTGTACAAAAATTCAACTAATGCTCTTTCACGTACGGTTTCGCAAGCTTGCCTGATTCTTTCCAACTCCATATCTGTCAGAGGTTGCTTTTCGATACGCTCATATTTGATGTTTTTGATAACTCTGCATGGGTTCTTGCCTATATATCCTTCGTTTGCAGCCCACTCGAAGAAAGCGTGTATGGCAGTTCTTCTACTATCAAGTGTTCGATTGCTCAATCCTCTGCTCTCCTGAGCGTTATACAGATATACACGGATATCATTTGTAGTAATGTCTTCTGCGTTTTTATTGACTGTGAAAAAGAAATCATCCAGATAAAGATTGTAGAGTTCGAGCGTCTTTTTACTCAGTCCCTCAATTTTTCTACTTACAATGTAAGTTTTGTAGAAATCTGGCAAATATCCAGTATACTTTACAACTGCTGTTTCTCTTTGACCGATATCAAAATCATTTACATACAACGCCAGTTTGTTTCTGACTGTTTCCAGATACTCTTCCGGAATTTCTCCATACAGTTTGGTCATAAATCCATTCACGAATTTTTCACGCATAAAAATACCCTCCTTTTGGGTTCACAAAGGGAAGGTATCGTGCTATAATATACCCGTACCCTTTGTGGTGCTGGAGCTGAACTTTTTGATTGGTAGTCGGGAGTTCAGCTCCCTTTTTGTGTTATGTATATTATAACACTTCCCATGTGAAAAGGGTACTTTTATTCGGTTTTTTAGAATGTATATTCATGCGTTTTCTTTAAAATGTCAGCGCATTTTTCAGCGGCTCTGCTCGGATATTTTCCGGCAATTCATCATCGTCGACATCTGCATATTTCTGGCAGTGGTATTCCGCAATGTCCATCTCCTTTTCGATTTCTTCCAGGGTTTTGTTGCTTTCACCCTTTTCGAAAAGGAACAGGTCGTAGATGATAGACCAGAGCTTACTGATTATCTGCAGTTTCGTCATTCTTCAACGATTTCCTCCATGCCTGCGTCAATAAGGAGCTTTTTTACCTTTTCTTTCAGGAGTCTCGGTGTTCTCTTGTATTCTTCTTTTGCTTCTTCAATTGTTTCTTTGCTTAAGATTTCTGTAACCCATAATTTTGCCATCATTTCTTTATCTCCTTTGCTTAATAACATAATGATTAAATTCCTACGCATAAACCTGTTCACTCATTTCTAACAGACACTCTTTTAGCATCTCAATCTGTTTTGCCTGCGCTGCGATCTGTTCTGACTGTTCTGTCAGAAGCTGTTCTGTACTCTTTTTAGTTTCTGGAACATAGTCAAGATACTTTTTTGGCTTCTGCTCAATATCAGAAAGCCGATCTGCAGATGTCACAAATTCATTACAGTCATATTCGTATACTGTTTCTGTGTGGCTCTTTGATTCTTCTGATATATTTCCTTGCTGTATTTCTTCTGTGATTTCTTTTTCGTTTGCACAGATAAATACATAAATTCCGTCTCCGGAATCAAACGTCTTAAGCAATGGCTGTTTCTGTGTAAATTTTACTTTCTTCACGTTTTATCACCCCTTTACATATCTTCATAATCTTCTTTACTTTCCATTTCTTCCGGATGTGCTTACTATTTGTATTCTTCAGGAATCCATAGAAACTACTACATCGTTTTGCCAGTTTAAATGGAATTGGTTTATGTGTCTCATAACATTTTAGGGCCTTTTTATATGCCCTTCTGATTCTACGGAAGTTTCTTCTGCGAACAGTCATTTTATGCTGATATATCCGGTATCCCATCATATCCACGAATGTTCCAGTTATTTTGTAGATACGGAAGGTGTTCTTAATTGTCAGTCCCATATCTTTTGCTTTTCTAATGAACATTTTCATTGCTTTCTTGATGTCTTTCTTATTTGTTCCGGCAAACAGCGTATCATCCATATAAAACGTTTGCTTCTTAACAAGATTAATCCGCTCACTGCATCCATTCCGGTGCTTTCTGGTACGGTACATTCCTTCGGCAACATGATGATACAGGATGCTCATATACAGATTGCAGAGAAACTGGCTAAGATATGAGCCTATACTCAGGCCTTTCTCAAAACTGTAAATCAATTTTCTGATCAATTTAATCAGCAGATCGTTCTTGATGTGGCATTCCAGGAATTGCATAAGCTTATCCCTATCTATACTCTCATAACATTTCTTTACGTCTGCCTGAGCAACGAATGTGAGCTTATGGTTTCTCAACCATCTTCTTACGTCCCTTGCACCTTTTAGAGTCCCACGCCCTTTGATGGAAGCGTACTGATGCTCTCCAATGCGTTTCAGAATAGGCTGCAATGCTATAACTGCTATGTAATCATACAACTGATGCTTTATATTCTGGATTCCGATTCTACGGATTTTCCCGGACGATGGGTCTACTTTTTCCCGGTACCATACCGGAGGGAATTTAATGTCCCAGTTAATGATTTCATTCTGGATATCATCAATCACTGCTTCCACCAGAAAACGAATGGCATTCTTTCCGTTTCTTCTGAAAATGCAGTAAATTTGATTAACATCCAAAGTCGTATATGTACTAAGTAATCTCAGCACATCATTTCTTTTGTACTTTTTCTTCAGACATTTATATACCGCTGTGCTGATTAATCCGCGGTCTGTTATATCAATGGCCTTGCAATATCTTTTCATTCGATTATTTTAAAGAGGGTTTCCGGTTTTTCTACTAGCCCCGAATACAGTCTCATACACTGTATTCCTTACTTGCCGTCCCCGGCTTTCAGCTGGCCTTTCTTGCTTATTTTAACGCTTATGCGTAAAGAACCTTTCGGCTACACCCTTTTTAGGTGCGAAACATGATGCAAATAATACTGGTTTTGATATAAATAATATCAGGAGCCGTAGTTCCACCTGTCATTCCAGAGCCCGTTCCTGCAATTCACGTACGCGGAACCGGAGTTCGTCCCATTCCTGAGGTTCCCGGCTGCACCATGAGTCCTTATGCTTTTATTTTTGTATGTGTTTGGAAGGAATTAAGGGGAAGCCCCCTCTTTTCCTTCGGAAAATTCACCCCTAAGGGCCTTTTTAATCGCAGGAGCCGCAGAACCACCAGTCATTCCAGAACCCGTACCCGCAATCCACGAACGCGGAACCGGAGCTCGCCCCAACCCCGAGGAGCCCGGCTTCAAGTGATTCTCTGGTTCCAGATGTGGCTGTTCCTCCGGCGTAAACTCTGCTTCCCATTCCTCGATCAGGAGAATCGGTTGCGGCTATTGGCCACCATGCACCCGTTTCTTCATCAATTCCTACATCGCCAACCCACCAATCACTTCCTTTGCCATCTGCACTGGCAGGTATGTTTCCAACAAGTTTATATGTACTTTTGACAATATTCTCGTTATCACTCCATGCAGTTCCTTTTTCACGGATATATACATCTTTGCTGTAATCACTTTTGAATACCATCACTGTATTTGCAGCTACATGATAAGCACCTACCTGATATTCGACACCCTGAATTCTGTATGGATGTCTTGCTGATGTGTTTGATACAGCTGCACCGTCATGCTTTCCAATTACTTTCTTCGTCTCGCCAGTGTGAATGTGCATAGAAGACATTGTGATCGGCGCATTTAAGGTATCCGTAAGTTTTACAGGTGCTGTAGTAAATCCTTCTGAAATATCCAGATACACTGCTTTGTTTCCGCTTGCAAGATCTTCAATACGAAGAATCTTTACGTCGTCCGCATAGGAATGCATAGTTCCGACTCCGCGGTCTTTATTTACTGCACCATTGTTGTTAGAACCATATCCAACAGAAACACATAATCCAACTTCCAGGTTTGCTGCCTGTGCTGCTGTTACCGGGAAGTAAGTTGCCTTCTCCGACCTCTGCTCTGCTGCATCGAACTGGAAGTTCCAGTTGTTTACACCCTGTGAAATCTTTCTGGAACTCTTCTGCCCGCCTTTGACCGCATTGAAAATCATACAGAAAGTCTGACGTTCTTTGCCGCATCCTAAGTATCCGGCTCCTTTCCTCTGGTAATTCTGATGGATATTTCTGTAACTCTGGTTTCTTAAAATCTTCTTTCCGGGCTGTGAGTGTGGCAATCCGTCAGAGCCGGCTACAGATGGAAATGCAGACAGAAGCCAATAAGCAGGTACGGAGCCATCAGCGTTTTTCTGAAATGGCTTTAATCCCAGTTCCTCATGCGGTGTGTCAGACCATGACCAAAGAAAATAATCTCCCTTATTTTCTTTTCGGTAATAGAACATCGGGCCGAACGAACATACATCCGCTGTGCCGGTCTCCGAATAGTTATCCTCACCCTCAATTGCGGTCAGTTCAAAATCCTCGTTGTCGTGACGAATATAGTTTCCGTACCACCACTGAAACTCTGGGCGATTCGCATATCCGTCAGCACCTTCTACGGTATCTGTGGACGGTTCGTATGGAATTAGCTTGTTTACGCCTAACTTCTCAATCGTAGTTGTCGGATTTACCGCTGATTTCCACTCTTTTGACTGGTACACTACACCCGTTCTCTGGCGGTTAAGATATTCTTCTACGGTATCTGTATGTGGTGTGCCACAGATAATGTCGTTTAGGACACTAATCTTTTTCCCTACTTCTGCTGAGTCTGCCGCTTCTCCTGTTTTGGAAAGAGTGGAATCCAGTGCTGCGTACGCCTTTCCTGTTTTTGAGTCAACAGCAACCTCGAGGGATTCTGTTGTTTTTTCTTTTGCAGTAATTCCGCCTCTCTCCGATTCTGTCGGAGCAGGTGGAATAAAAATATGTACCGTATCATTTTCACGGTCATAAAATCCTTTTGTTTTCTGCGTTTTCATGTGATTCCTCCATATCTGTTATTTACTGTCCATGTTCATAATAATTAAATGCGTTGCACCTGCGGTTTTAATAGTTAACTAAAGCCCTATAGTTAGTTAATTACCATACAGAAATTTTTCACACGCATTAGCAACCGCATAAAGAATATACTCTGTATTCATGCAATCGAGGTCTGTGTTATAAACTTCGCCTGTGCCACCATCATAATAACGGTACATAACTTCAGGACAAGCACTTGGGATGTTGTATTTCGCTCCTTGATAAGATGCCATTGCCACTCCGTATGCCATTTCCATGCAACCAATGTATCCACTATCTTCCGGTAAATTATGATTTGTCCAACCTGATGTTGTTATCATTTTCGTAACACTCATTCCAATGTTCTGCATATCGTTTAATAAAAACAATGCTGGACTCGAAAAGTTGGTCATCATTGAATAAGATGTGAACACTCCATGTGTGTGGAAACTATAATAACAAACAGCCTTGTCTGCGCATTCCTTTAATATAGAATCAATATATTGAGCTTCTTTTTCAGATAAAGGCGCGGTTCCACGATAACGTTGATTTTCTGTTGTATTGTCTCCTTTTTCCCAATATGGTTCAAAATTACGGTTCAAATCAACTTGATTTACATTAGTACGTTTATTATTTTTATATCCCCAAGGATTTTCAAGCGGAATAATTACAAAATGAATATTATTTCTTAACCATCCTAAAATCGAATAATCCTTTGCGTTAGCAATCAATGTCATTAAATTTAACAATGCTTTTGCACACGGACGTTCAGCACCATGAATACACGCACCCATGATAACAATAGGATAATCATTTTTTGTATATATTTTATTCATTCCATCTTGCACAGAAGCTTCAAGCGGTACAATTTCAGGAATGAAATCATATCTATACATATCAAGTATTCCAGACGTTTCTTTTCCAAGATTTGTTTTAGATATATAGTTAGGATATTTTTTCTGCAAGTTGTTCCAAGATTCCATGATTTCTTCATATTTCATAGCGGTTGTTTGACCGTTAGGAACTGATAATATAGGGTTATATGCACTTGGAATATAAGGTGGAACGATAAGATTTCTTTTGTTGTTTTCGTTAATGACATTGGTATTAAACTTGATTACTTGGTGTTCATTACTTCGAAGAACATTGAATATTACATATCCATCAGATGGTGATGTGATGACAAGTTTTTGTATCACATTTGTTTTTTCTGTTCTTTTTAAAACTTTCCCGAATCTATCCGTAAATGCATATAGCTTTGCGTTATTTCCACCGTATCCAGAAACTATGAATTTATCACCACTGTGAACCGGTAATACCATGAACGACCATTCTGCGGTGTGTTTAATCACAAATTTAGTATAATCATTAACATCAGATACTGGTATATAGCCTTTATTTACCCATTCTGTTAATTCCGTATATTTTACACGGTTATTCAATTCATTTAAGTCAAACGAAAATAAATCAAAATCAATGTCTTTTAATAGGGTTGTATCCCCACTTTCAATCAATATTCTAATATAGCAATCATCTGTAAAAATGTAATCATCCAAAGATAATGCAATAGCACTAATAAATTCATTTCCTAGCAAATCACCATATTTATAAACGGCAAATTTTAATTTTTTATTTGGTTTGAGTTTTATAGTTGAGCCTTTTCTTACAAAGATAATATCACTATGAAGTCTTTCTGCATTATCGGTAATACTTCCATTAGAGGGATCTAACCCGCCTGTAGAGAAATTTACTTTGGAAGAAAGCCCTATTTCTTTAATCGAGTCAATACTTGAGTTTAAATCACCTATATCTTCCTTTAGTGAATTAGTTATTTCTCCAACTGCGCCTGCATCCGCGGCATATCCAGTCTTCGTGAGAGTGCTATCAAGGTTGATACCTTTATTAAGTTCCATTTTTTGATCAGACCCAAACTCAAGGCAGTTTGTTTCTTCGTTGTAATCTACGCTCACTGGAAACATCGGAACGATATCGCCAGATTCGTTAATTCCGGCAATCTTTCCAGAGTTCTCTGAGCCTTGGTTCTTATTCAACTTATTTGATATATCAGCTGACAATTCTGTGATTTTATCTCCGGTAGCCTTTGCGTCAGCAGCTTTTCCCGATACGCTCAAAGTTTTGTCTGTTTCAGAAAGATAATTGTCTGGAATTTTAGTCAAGAATCCAGAGTCATTCTGCAAGTCACTGGTTTTACTTGGAATCTTTGTATCAGCCGGCAACGCTCCAACTTCTTCAGCTGTATATGTCGGCTTGTTCTGCTGTTTTACCCAATCTGCCAATTCATTCGATTTAATGTAAAGCGACATATCAATCGGAGCGCCCATAGTGTCCCATACTACGCCATTCCATGCCACATTCATTCCTGCTTCGCCGTAGACCGACTTAGACTCGATATTGTACATATCGCCGATGTCTGGATTTAATGGAAGCAAATCAGCGGTCGCAACTGTACCTCTGTATCTTACAGGGCTGTTTAACTTTGCTTCCATATCGGAAATCTGGCGTTTTAAAATTGCATATACTTTCTTTGCTGTTAATGCCATATGCGCTTCTCCTTTACAGTTTGTACCATGTGTCAGTAGGTTTGTGATATTCGTATAATTCAGAAGTGTCAAGGCACAACGCCGAAGAACCACTCTCTACATAATGTGGGAGTTTTGATACGTCTTTTGAAAGTCCCTCGTAATCACGAACCATACCTTTTGCATCTGTACACACCCAACTGCCTAAATCCGGCAATTCGTCCCCAGGATTGTACTTGATTCCATCAAAAATAACTGTGTTTTCTGCTTTTGCCATCTATGCAATCATCCTTTCTGCCCCGATAGGAGCCACATATGTGAACTGGTTTCCTAGTATATCTCTAGCTGTGCCAATCACGAAACAAGAATAGTCGGCCAGAAGATTGCAGCACCATTCTTCTGCATCCACCCAATACCGTTTCTTGACCATGTGATGAAGTTCTGGTAATAGACCGTAGCTAAACATTACGCAATGCCCTAACTCATGAATAAACACACGGTTCAGAATCTCTCCACGCAGGGTATTTGCGATTGAAATAATATGAGTGGAATAATCCGATACCCCGAGGGTTCTATTGCCTGTACGGTCAATTAAAACGCTGTCGTGTGGAGACACAAACTGTACTCTCCATAGGTCGCCGTTCATATAAAATTGTCTTAGCATGGCTTATCACCATCCTTTTCTCAACTAAAAAGCCCCTGCTACATTTCTGTAACAAGGGCAAGTTTCATTTCATGTTCAATTCATCTGCTGTATGAAACGTGTCAGATCAGTTTTCATCTGCTGTCTGATTGATGCGTCTGCATCGTCCCACATTTCTTTCATATTGCGGATGATATCTTCTGTATACTCTTTCATGGAATCATCCATTTTTCTCTTGGATTCAGCGTCTTTGGAATCATGGTAATGTCTGCGATTCTCACTGTATCTGTCATATGTTTCCCCGTATCTGGACTGATTATGGTTCATTCCGTCCATTCTCATGCCACTACGGTCTGGATGATATCCCATGCGGTACATGTTCTGCTCAAGCTCTGGATTGTTCGGATATTCGCTCGTCCAGTCGTCATCCTGCATATGGAGATATGGTATATACCCCATGCGGCTTCCTCTGCCTTTTGGTGCAAATCTGCCGTTTGCATAACGATATCTGTCATATCCCATGCGTCCAAGATATTTCTCTTCCTGCTCGCATTCGTCCATAGCTTCTACGATTCTGTAATCCTTATCTGCGCAAATCGCACACTTTACAGCTTCCATGCAGTCTTTCAAATCATCCCAGTCTTGAGCACTGAGATTATCAAATCCATGTGCTTTGGCTTTTTCCATAGCCCATTTTCCCATTTCCATTGCAACTTTATGCATTACATTGCCCCCTTTCTGGCAGCCTGTGTAACAGGTGTGTCTGTCGTTGGGGCTGTACCATTAATTGCTGTTAAATTGTTACTCGGACTACAAGCTGGATTTCCCAACATCTTGAATACTCCGCCAGTTGCACTTGTAGCTACTCTGGTTGCGTACTTCGTTCTGGTTCTTATTCCGCAAGCCGTAACCTGTGCGCAGCAACGATTCTCTAGCGGATACAAAGTTGTTCCTGTTCCTATTTGAATCATTACCGGGGCGGTAATTGTGGTGGCTTCTGGTATACTTTGCGCGATCACAATGCAATACTTTTCTCCATTGGAATAACTGCCTGCCGGGAGTGTAACCACAAGATTCCCACCAGTGAATGCGACAGACTGGCTTATCACAAGATGGTTGCAGAGCTTACAAACATTTTTACAACTCATATTTTATACCTCTCAATCAAATAAGAGGCGAGCCGCAACCCACCTCTTAGAATTTAGTCAACCTCTAAGGGTGAGTTCAACAACTTTTGTTACTTTTAAGATAAATAGTCAGGGATATTCATTCTAGGGTTAGAATTTCCAGTTCTGTTCTTTTTACCAAATAAGCACTCTTCCGTGCTCCATCCGGCATGTACCCTATACGCAATGGTTTCTTTTCCTATTCCAAGTTCTCTACTCCACTGAGAAATTGTTTGCTTTTTACCGCCGTACTCTAAAAATACACTTCTTCTTTTGTTGCTGGCTTGTTCAAACCCAGTAATCCAGCAACAATTTTCGGGACAATAATTTCCATTTACGTCTTTTCTCTCAATGGTTAAGTCTTCTTGATATCCATTCGCATAAGCCCATTCTCTAAAAGGCCAATATTCTTGCCACTCATCACACAATTTAATTCCACGTCCACCATAGTCTTTATAGTGCGGGTCATTTGGGTTAGTACATCTTGTTTTAATCGAAGACCATTTTTTATACAAAATTCCGGTTGATTCTCCATGACAGTTTCTACTTTGTTTTGAGTAATAACTGCGTAAACATCCGCAAGATGTACTTGTTCCCCTCATTAAATTGTATTGATAGCAATTGACATCATTGCCACAGTCGCAATGACATTGCCAATAATTAGAACGATTTTTCCTGCCTATTTTCTTTACTACGGTCAATTTTCCGAAACGCTTCCCTGTTAAATCTTCCGCTTTTGGGTGTAAACATCCACAACTTTTTGTGTGACCATTTCTTAGTCTGGATGTGTCTACGATCACAATATTGCCACAATCGCATTTGCATTCCCATAACCTATGTTTCCACTTATTGGTTCCTGCACTAGATTCAACTGTAAGTTTCCCAAATTTTTGACCTATTAAATCTTGATTAACCATGCACCGTTCCTCCTATGATAATTTTATTATATCATAAGAACGGTACATATTCAATTTTTAATTTAATTCAATGATAAAATCAGCAACAACCGTTGTTTCCCCCACATCCACAGTTTCCATAATATCCATACAAATTACTTGCCGGATATGCCGGAACTGGAAGTGGTGCAGTGCGTCTGAGAATTTCTGCTGTATTTGCGTTCATAGCCGCTTGTAATACCGCATTCTGGTCGGACTGTGAAGCCGCCAGTTTAAGTGCCTGATTCTCTGCCCTAAGGTCTGCTGTTTCCTTCTGGCAAAGATAATCAAGAATGGCACGGGTATTGCTGTTCTGATTGTCCAGAATATCTCTGGTATTGTTGTTCATTGTGTTCTGGAGAGCACAAGTGTTGGTAGCCATGTTGTAGTTGACACCCTGGATAGCCTCTCTCGTTTCACAGCAACAATTTGCTAACTGAGACTGTAATGCGTTGGTGTTCTGCATATTGGCTACAGTGTCAGCATTAATTGCCTGCTGAACGCCATTGAAGCCCTGAAGCATTCCAACGTTCACACCGTTAAAACCGCTCTGCATGGTATTGTTAAGTGCATATGTACTGTCACAAATACCCTGCTGAATACCTCTGATACCGTTCTGAATATCGTTAAGAGCAAATCCCTCATTGATATCCGCACGTGTAGCCCATCCTTGGAATCCAGCACCATTTGCACCGTTTCCACCATTGCCGCCGAAGCCGCCGCCCCAGCCGCCAAAACCTCCCCATCCGAAGATAGCAAAGATCAGGACGAGCCAGATAAGTGAAAAGCCATCACCGCCCCACATATCATTGGCGCGATTATTAGAGCCTGTAGCGGCAGCAATGTCACTAAGACTGTAATTTGAACCATTCATCATGTTTTTAGTCTCCTTAAATTTTATTTACAATAGGAGACATCCGCGGCTGTCGTCCCGAATTGTAGCGATTTTTAATCACCCAATTGTGGGGAAGTGTTATAATCCAAAGAATTTCTGTATGATTCCATCCGGTGACAAGTGTTTTTCATTAAATACATTTTGCTGTATCTGATGAAGCTGGTCTGTATCACCTTTTTTATATAAATCCAAAGCATTTTTCAATGTTGGATTGTTGCCTGCAAATTTACTCATGTCGTTCATCATGTTATCAACACTTCCGAACCTCTGAGAGATCATTTTCTCAAATTGCTTTTTCATCATGGCGTTTGGATTGAATGTCATCTCTGCCTACCTCCATTCTGCTTAGGTTCCGATGTCCCCGATATTTGTGTCGGGAACATACTCTTTATTTCAGAAATTTCAGAACAAACATCATTCCGAAGCTGATTAAACATTGCTTCAATGTCAATCTGCTTTTCTTCTTGCTTCGGCTGTTGTTCTTCTGGATTTGTAAGTCGGTAAACAAAGATTTTGCTTCTTCCATCAGATTGAAGCTGTTTTCTATAAATTTCAGTTCCATCTGTTTTGGGATAGTAAACAGGATTGCCGGACATATCCACGTCTTTAGCCTTTACAGTATCAATCCCATCCACCATCTGCCCTTGAAGCATAGGTGATTGTGGAATCGGCTGTAACTGTTGCATCTGCATTTGACCATAAGGCATTGCCTGTTGATAATTATTCTGCAATTGTGCCAGCCTGTCCTGATACGGTTGTATTTGCCCGTATGGGCTGTTTATCATTGGCTGTTGCGGATAATACGGATAACCTGCCATAATCTGTTCCTCCTGTCCGGGATTCAAGAATCATATCCATGTCATCTATAGAACGATGCTTTTCCCATATACCCTCGTAAGGGTTTCTTAACATAATCATTGTGTTTTCTCCTATGATTATATTATATAGGAAGGAACTCTGTTTTTGAACGTCACTATTTCGCCACGTTTTCGCCACAATACAAAGAAAAGCCCCGACAGTACATCGGGGCAACTTTGGAAATTTTCTTCTTTATTCTTTTGTTGATTCGGTCTATGGTTCTTGGACTATACCCCATAAGTTCAGATGCTTCCCATAGTGTCTTTTCGCCATAAGCCCGTAATCGAAACAGTTTTTCTTCTCTGGAATCGAAGCCTGCTTCTTTTAAATAAAACTTTCTTTCATCTTCTGAAAAGTCTGTATAATTCATATTTCCACCGTCCTCCCTTACAAGTGGAATCAAACTGGAAGAATACCGCTTAACATAAAACCGATAACTGCGCTGACAATCGCTGTAATAACGCATACAATGATTGTATCGTAACGCTTTCCCGGGACTGCCATGAGAGTCTTTATATTGTTATTCATCTCATCCACAGTTGACTTGATATGGTTCAAGTCATTCTCACTTAATGCTGTCTTTCTTTCCAGTTCCCCGATACGCTCATAAAACTCTTTACTACGATCAGATTGCTTCTCTTGCATCAGCTGAAAATTCTTTTCCAGTTCTTCTATGCGGTGTTCATTAAAACATTCATGTTCACATCCCATCGCCATTTCCTTTCTTCACTCCCTCAACATTTGCTTTTCCCTACTGAATATAAGCAACCCAGCGGCACTCCGGGAGGACAAAAATACCGTGCCACGTGACCCAACCATCTTAGTTAAATTAAACTTCCTGCAAATGGAAACACGCCATGATTAATATATATTTCTGTTTCGGATTCCCAGTTTCGGCTTACTGAATTTTCAGAATGCGATCCTTGGAACTCGGCTCCCTGCTTCACAAGGAAATAGAGAGCCAGATCAAATATGCAATCATAACAGTATTCCATATCGGTATTGATTTTTTCCTCTGTATATCCAGACGGATAGTTGCGTTTCTTTTTGAACGAACGAATTGCACGCTTCACAGACAAAGAAATCATACCGTCAGTTTCCGCATCATCGGATAGATACTCTTTCAGATCATTCACAAGCTGTTCGTTCATTCAAGATCACCTACCCTTGCTGAGATAAAATTTCAGAGATAATGCCAGCCTTATTTGTCGATGTCAGGGCATAGCCATTGTCACTTGCGAGCTGTTTCAGTTGAACTACTGTCATGCTTGACAGCTCGCTTTCTGTATACTTGTGTTTTGAAGCATCATTAACACTTACTACAGATGGTGACTGGCTGTTCTCGTCGAGACTATGCCCGTTTATTCCCCCGCTTTGGTACCGATTACGATACCGCCATTAGCTTTTGCTGCTACTGGAACAAACATACCTGATGCTTTAGTCCAAACTGCAACTGGGTCTTGTGTAGCCCACATGGACAGTGTTACAAAGGAGCGATTCTCTTCCTGAATGAACTGTCTGTACTCAAGTTCCTCTGGTGTTACGCCCCAGAGTCCAGTACCAAATGAACCGTTCGGCTCTGCTTCATACAGAGTGAATACATCTTCTTTGAAGTATCTTCCTGTTTTGAGTGAACCATCTGCTTTTCTGAATCTGAATTTCTCGTCACAGCGGTCAATGGCAAGTCCATATTCCTGCATAAGCAGATTTGCAAGTTCCTGTTTTGTCAGAAGGCGTTTGTTAGCCGCTCCTAAGACTGCTGTCTGCATTGCAGTGTTGTTTCTCATATAGTTAATCATTTTGAGAGATGTAAGGGCTTTATTTACAACAAATCCGTTGTCCTCTGCAATTGCAACCATCTTCTGAATATCACCCATGATGTCCGCATCTGGCTTAGACCAGTCTGCAAGACTGACCTTTGCATCAGCCGGTACGCCGTAATCAATATTCAGATCTACATTGTTTTCTTTAACTTTTACGGCACCTGTAGAAAGGAACTGTCCTTTCATAACATTTGCTCTGGCAACAACGCCTTCAAACAGGTTAGCTGCATCATCAAATACAAATCTCTTTAAGTTCTCGTCATCCGGCACACCATTTTCAATTGCCTGCTGTAATCTCTCAGACTGATTAATTTTTCTCTTAATAAAGAGCTTTTCAGTCAGAACTTTTTCGAAGCCCGGTCTTGTTCCGATTTCTGCTTCGGTATCAAGAGCATGAACGAATGCCACCTCTGGCAGTCTCTGTCCAGCCATAAGTCTGTAGTATTCAGCTTTCAGGAACTGGGTTTTGGAATCCGGGAAGATGGTGTCAAGAATGCCGGGTCTTTTTACGCTGAAATCCTGAGAAAAGTTAAGTCTTTCTTCCTGTGTGATTGATTCTAAAATATTAAATGGCATCTGTTTACCTCCTTAAAATTCTGGGTCTGTAGTAGTTACAAAAACGATACCTGCTTTTTCAAGCTCTGTTTTCGCAGTGGTTTCTACTGTTACCGGAAGTCTTTTTTCAAGAACACGTCCTGCAACAATTACGGAAATCGGTCGTTTTGTATCGTCTGTCATATCGACGTCTTCAAACACAATGCCTTTAGCACCAGTTGCGTTTGTCGGATATACAGAACCTGCCTTGATAATCTTCTTAGTTCCAACGGTTTCAGCATTTGTCTGTTCTGCTGTATAGGTTTTAAGTACCAGTCCTACCTCGGATTCGAGAATATTAGGTGTGGATTCGTACTGCTCTGTTTTCATAAAAGCCATAATCTAAATCTCCTTTTCTTAAATATTTACTGGGGCATTATCATCTGCCGGTTTATTTTCTGGACACATTTTTGCTGAGTACGCTTTTGCATATTCAGATGCTTCGCTTTTCTTTTCTGGTTCTCCACCAGATTTACCGCCACCCGGATTAGGTGTGTTTTCAAGGGCTTCTTTTTCCCATGCGGCTTTTGCGGTATCAAGCATTGATTTATTTATTTCGGAAATTTCATCAACAAAATTCTGGGCTTCTTTGAGTGCATCTTCGGCATCCATATTTGAGAATGCTTTGATTGCTCCTGCATAGGCATCTCCTTTCATTCCTGCACTTGCAAAAATAGAAGTGATTTTGCCTGTCAGAGCTTCTCTCTGGGAAGTCGCAAGTGCAGATTCAAGGTCAGAAATTCTTTTCTCGTTTGCGGCTTTTTCTTTCTGACGTTCCAGTTCTGCTTTCTCAGCATCTGTCATGTTCTGCTGTTTGAGTTCTTCCAGCTCTTTTTCCAGTGCATCTGCTTTTTCAGCTTGTTCTTTTACTTTCTGGGCTTTTGCTTTTTCCTTAGCTACATCAGAATTTGACTGATTCAGGAAAGAGGTAATCTGCTCATCGGTTGCATCTGGAAAGATCTTCTTTACATCTTCTCTTGTCATTGAAATCTCCTGTCACCAATACGCTTTTTTACGCTGTTCGCTCAGCTCAAGGTGTCTCCCATGATTACGCTATCGGGGTGCATATTTTTTTAATAAAAAAGAGACGATTTTACTCGTCTCTAAATTAACTGTATTGAATTGAACACCGGCAGTTCACAATCTCGTCTGCCGAAGCTCCTAGCGAGGTGTCTTTTGGAAATTGTAGCAAGCTATCTCCAACCGAGAACGGCTCATCAATCGGGAGTATGGTTTCTCCGACTTCGAGGTGTGTCTTTCGTTCCCTTTTGTCTCCTACGTCAATCCATTTCTTCTTTGTCTTTCCTGCTTTCACAGCTTTTGAATACTGTCTGTAATTCAGTATCGAATTAGCTTCGCATTCTGAAATAAACATTGCCCGGTCATTAGACAGGTAATAATCATCAGTAATGCTTTTGTCTTCGGCAGAAAATCTTTCAAATGTTGCATCAATAATTTGTTTTGTCACGTCAAGAGCATATTGCTTGATATATGTGTCTATAAGCATATACGAAGCAATTACATCCAGATATTTGTCGTAAAATTGAGTCTGAATGTATTCTTGATCTGATTCTCCACTTTCTATGGTTGTTTCTATCAACGCTAAAATATAAAGGACAACTTCTTCCATTTGTTCAGAAAAAGCTATCCTTTCTTGCTTTTCTTTGTCTGATATTGACATTTTGCTGAAATATTCTTTATACGGTTCACTTCTGCGATTGTTGGGCCTGATAGTTAATTCATCGTATGATGAAATACTCATTCTGAAATCACATCCTTATTGAAGCCATTCAGCAAATCTTGCGCTTTCTGCAACTCTGAGTCTGGGTCTGCCAATTCCGGATAAATGGTTCCGAGATATGGCAAACTCATTTCATATACTTTTTGTGGATCACTAAATAATCCGCAAGTAATCAGCGCAATAAGCGGATGAATTTTATTTTTGAACAGATAATCAAGCGCCTGCGCTTTGACAAGCATGTTATCTGTCGGGTTTCTGGTGATTTTTACATCAAAGTCTCTGGTCGAGATATTTACATCCATTGAAGTTTTTCGGATGATATTCAAAATAATTCTGGCAGATGCTTTTTCAGCTTCTTTCGTAAATGCTTCTACCAATTTTGCGTCTCGTTCTGCAAAATCCCAACCATTCCTCAGATACACTGCATTTCCTGTATCTCCACCGGTATTGCTCTGTCGATTCGGCATTGCTTCTACAATCAGCATATTGTTGTAAATATCATCTTTTGCAACCTGACTTTCTGACTGATTTAATTCAGCAGTCATTAAGTCAACGTCTGATTGTGTTCCATTCCCGACGTCTTTTACAGATACAGCACCGAGTTTTATCATTTTTACAAATTCTGCTTCGTCAATCTCGCAGTTCTTAAATTTCATCAAGGCTTGTACGAACTGTTCAACCCCATTCAGTCTGTCAGATTGATATTTGTTGATTGCATCATACATTGTGATCGCAATTTCAATGTCAGAAAGTCTGTCGTGATTATTTGGATATTCAATGATAGGAATACCGCCAAAACCATTGATTCCAGATTCTGTTACCGCTCCATTTTGTATTTTGAAATACTGTCTGGAAGAATAACACTGGTAATACTGCTGATTGTCCTCGTCTTTTAAAATCTGGACGGAAAGCACTGGTTTGCCAGTAACGCTTGAATAAACAATATATACATCCTGCGGTGATGGGATAAATATTCTGAAAGGTGGTAAGTCTCCATCCTTTGTCCATTCATCTTCTCTCAGGATTGCCTTGTATGCAGTTCCTACCGCGCTCTGATATATTCCAAGTTGAATATTTCTGGCGTCTGCATTGGCTTCGTCCAGATAATCATTGAGCCTATCAACTTGTTCGTTTGTTTCTTCACTCGCTTTTTTCTTTTTACAGACATATTGAATAGGTTCTCCATATATCTGTCCTGCCTTGAATTTGACTGTTTCAATGGCATGATTCTCAACAACTTTATTGTTGACCTCTGGGCGAACAAGTTTTTCACGATATAAAATTGGCTGATCGCCTTTGTAATATCTGTAAAGATAATCCATCAGGGTTCTATTCCTGTTATGGATTCCGATTGTATCAGAAAGGACCTGTGCCACGTTCTGGGGAGTAATCTGGTCTACGCCAGTATAGGCAGTTTTTCTGCCAAATTCTCCTTGGCATAGGTCAACAAAGTTTATTTTGTTTCTCCCCACTGCCTGTCCTCCTATTTTTCTGCATGAAAAAAGCACCGGAATAAAATCCAGTGCTTAATTTTACATTTTATATTATACACTACTTTAGTGTATGTTTTTGTATGGGATTTTTAAGATTCAAATTTTTTTAATTGGCGAATTACTGAAATTGCGTCTATATGAAGCTGTCTTACCCACTGATAGGCATAACCCAATTCATCAGAAATTGCATAAAGCGTTTTCCCTTCGACATATTTTTTGAATAAAATATCATACAAAACCGGATTTTCAACGGAATCAATTGTTCTAATAACTTCCGTTCTTTTCTTTAAATATTCATCTGTGATATTTCGAATTTCTTTTTGCAAATCAACAATCTCTGCAACTAAATCTCCTGTCTTGTCTTTGTTTCCGGACGTTTGCACACGCTCGCCGTATGAGAAAGAACTTAATCCAGTTGCATGTGCTTTTAGTTGTTCAATTTCTATGTATTTATTGTGAATTACTCTATCATAACGTTGAATCTGGTTCAAATATTCTCTCGTGTTCATGCGTATCTCCTTCCCCAAAGTGGATTGTGCATCGCAGTTGCTTTCCCGCCTAATGGATTCTGCACGTACTCTGCCATCATTGCCAAGCTGTCCGGGCCGTCATCATGAGCTACTTTTGCCCTTGTGGTATATGTGGTTACATTCGCCATAAATAATCCATAGTCGGATTTTGGTTTATACTGGCTCGGATGTAAAAAATAAAAATGTTTTGATATGTAATCAGAATTCACAAGAATTTTTGTTTCTTTATTTGCTTGCGTAGGTCTTGTTTCGATATCCGCTCGGCATTTCCCTGAGATTATCTTTTGAATGTTGTGTGCAACACGATTTCCTACGTTATTTGACTCGAATCTGATTTTATGCGGATTGTGTTTTATCAAGATATCAGCAGTCTTTCTGTCCAGGATGTCGTAATCTGTGGTATCATCGAAAACAACGTCCGGGACAAAAAATTTATCCCCATATTGATATGCAATGGGTAAAGACTCGAAGTCCGTTCCTTTATCTTTTGTATCACATACTGCCCATATCGCATCTGCTTCTCTGTCTGGTATAATTGTGTATTCGTCCGTGCATCCATCGGGCACGTCTTCTCTGTCGAAGAAAAATCTTTTTAGCTTATCTGGCGGAAGCAGCAATCCTTCACGTTCTACCGGTTGTTGCTGATAAAGACAGTTATAAGAGATTTCGTCCATGGACTCTTTAGCATCGTTGAAATATTTCTCAGAGAACCCATTTACTGTGAATAAAAAATTGCTCTTTCCGTTTTCATCAAGTGCCGGTACTGCTATGAACCTCGCTCTAGGGTTCCCGGCGTATAACTGCTGTAACTTTCCAATAGGGTCATGAACTGACCATCTTGTAGCTATATAAAACTCTTTGCAACCCTCTAGCCTACGAGAACGCAAGTCATTTACTACTTTTGTCCACAGGGTATCTAATCGGTTTTTATTTAATGCTTCCTCAATACCAGATACAAGGTCATCGGCGGTAAGAAATCTGTTACAACGGGTAGCTCCTGTCAATGAACCATCAATGGATCTGAACGTCCAAGTCTTAAATCGTCCGTTTCTTTCGAGATTGACCGTAGTTTCCTTTGCATTTGTTCCCTGTATTTCTACATTCGGAAAAATCTCATGCCATGTGTACTCAACCGGATCATTGATGATTTCCAGAACTCCATCATAAAGTGAACGTGTCAGAATACTACTGTGCGCTGATGACAGGTTGAAATCATTCGGAAACCACCCGCCTACCAGAGACAGAAAGAAATCTTCAAGAGTAGATTTTCCGCAACCGGGTGGTACGCTCAGCGCAAATATATCAAGTTTATCATCCATCAAGTCTTGTAATGAACCTATGATGTTATGCTGCAAAAACACATTTCTTCGTGGTTCATAAAATCGTTCTTTTGGAATTCGGTTCTTTTCAAGATAAAGCAATCCACTGTCAACTTGATAGTTCTGTGCTTCCAACAGCAAATATTTCCAGTAAATATCGTCAAAATCTCCACTTCCAGTAATAGCAGCTTGCCTTTCTGCGATATTGTGTGCATACTGGCTTACCTTTATTCCCATCTGTCGCGCATCTGGATTATCCTTGAAAGGAAGGTCAATATTCATATTTAACAGCAGATCAAGGCAGTCTTTCTGGTTTTGATAGACTGTCATATCACCATTAATAATTTGATTTAAAATCGCCCGATACCATTCAAGCGAACCTTCTGTGAATTTTTGCATAAAAATAGAGCCAGACCTCCTTTCTTCTTAGGATTTAGTCTGGCTCTCATGTGGCTCTTTGACTGTTATTCACTTGCTTTGAAGTTATATATAGGTTTGATAAGGATTTTTATAACATTATGGTCTTTAAATTCTCTCTCAAATAATGTGGGTATCTTTTTCATTCAACGTATCCTCCTACAAGCAAGTCACAAATTTTATCGAGTTGCATTTCTTTTATTTCGAACTCAACTTCTTCCCTACTGTCGATATTACGATAGCGCGATTTTTTCTTCATTTCTTGTTGATAAAATTCATCTTCTTTCTGCTTTTTAACTTCCTCTGCTGCTTTTTTTGAAGTAAATACCTCAAATAAATGAAAATCTGAACCACATTGTTCAAAATAGGTATCTCCATAAACCAGATATACTTTCATACATTCACCTCACTCTGGAATCCCTAACTGTTCATAAGTAAATACGGTTGTGTATTTCTTCCCGCATTTGTAGCAAGTTTCCGTAATAGTGCAAGTCTTTTCTTTGTCATTACATTTCGATTCTGTATCCGAACTTTTGAACTTGCAACCACCTGTCAGAAAGCATTTAATCCGTTTTGTGTTCATCTTGTTCTCCTTGCAAAACTTTTCTGATGCAGTTCTCGACAAGTATGAAATCTTTGAATGACATATTCATTTCACAATTATGAAAATGTTTCCCGATTTCATTTACAATTAATTTATAGATTCGAAACTTGGTTTTTCCCGAAAGTTCATCCGGTTCCATAGGTTTAGTGTTTTGAAGTTCTTCCGCATCGCTGGCAACTGTTTTAATAACATCTTTATCAGGCACTTTTATAGAATCAATAGCTTTAACGATGTCTGGCGTGTTTTCTGGATAAATCCCTAAGTACCCACTATCCATATCTCTGAAAAAATCTTCTGTGCTTACATCAGGATTGCAAAACGGAAGTATAGAATACATTTCAGAATATTTCTTACGTTCTTCATCATTAAATGCATCCCAAGCTGAGATACCACTCTTTTTAGCGAATTTATCACATATTTCTGGCGTGGGAGCCATAAATGGAACGTAAAATGTCTTTTCACCAAGGCCACAAATAAACCCCCTATTAACTCCATTATCTATGATCTTTCCGCACGCACAATCATAACAAGTACTCATACGTTCACCATAAACTCTTTCTTGCAGTTGCTACCCTTACATTTATACGGCATCCGATAAATCTTTGTGGTTGGGAAAATCTTTAAGGCTTTCTTTCCGCAAAACGGACAAATTACCCATTTTGTACCATTTTCCATTTTAATTTGTGCTGAGCCGTCCCATGGTTCGGGTATATTCATATATTCAGAGAAGTCTACTCCTTCTGATTCAAGTGCTGTTTTAATGCTCATTTACCGTTGTCCTTTCTGATCAATGTCAAAATCGTCAAATAATTGTCCCCGATGTAATCTGCTTTCCATGTTTTAGAAAGATTTCCCGTTTGGTTGCATATTACGGTCGTATTCCATGCCAAAAGCAAGCGTCTGTCTGGATAGAACCTAGTCGGAATGTTCATTCGGTGGCATTCTCCCTCAAAATTGTACGTGGTGTCAAGAAAATCAATGTCTGAGCCTGAATAAATAATTCTCATCAGCTCAGCCCATGAATCTTTCTCAGATTCGCATATCGGTCAACAAGTACGTCCAACGTAGTCTGAAGCTGATTAATCGTGATGCAATCGGACTGGTGCTGCCTGTGATATTTTGCGATTTTTGCAAGTTCATCCAGAATCGGCACATCTGCTTTTTCACTTATCTGCTTTTTCAAATCATCGTTATAAGCGCACATTTTATCCAGTTCAGCCTGAAGTTCGTTGATTTTATTATCCTTGTCTAAAATCTCATGTTGCTTCGCTTCTCTCTCATCAGCCAACCGAACGATTTCTTCTTTCAACTGATCTACTGTCCAACTTTTCAAATCTTCAATTCTCATAACAATCCTCCCTTAAAGCTTAGTAAATATTTCCATGTCATAGTTATCTCTAATATAATCCACGCATTCAGACAACTTTTCTTTTAAGAACGGGTCGTTTGCAATGTCTGGATGTATTGAATATAGTGTGCAACTATCTTTTTTACCGTCTTTCTGAAATTTCTTCCAGTCAAATGTCATTACGAACAACGGAATTGCTTTGAGATTTTTGGTCTTGTATCTTATGTATAAATTAAAAAATTTATTAAACATGGAAATCTCCCCCTTTAATTACGCTGTCTTTTCAAATAAATCAAGAATAAACTCCCGTCACATCTGCACAATCCGTCTATGGTGGATTGTTTTTCCGAAATCCAATACTTTCAATTCGTTCATTTTTCTCTTTCCTCCCTGTGCTTCATCTGGCACTCGATCATCTTTGCTATGTTCTCACGTTCCTGCTTTATTCCATGTCCCTGGCGGAATAACTCACATTCGAGAATATTTCCGCATCTGGAACACTCGTCTTTAATTTCTTTTCCTGCTATTTGCATTATTCGTCCCCACAATAAATTAAAAGGTGTTTGGCAATTTGTCTAAGTTCACTTTTTCCGTATAATCGGATTCCATTTTTTAATCCGCGATCAATCAACCAGTTTGCTACCTTTATAGGGTCTATGGGCGTTTGCTCATCTTCTAACTCTTTTATCTTAAAATCATCAATAAGACCGCCTCTATTAATAAGTTCAGGCAAATCACTCATGCTTGTTCTCCTCCCAACATTTATATCCTTTTGTGTCCATAGACATCTCCTTAATTAAAAAAGTCCAGTGTGCCGACTTGAACGGCATAAATCTCCCAACGAGAAACACTGGAACCGAACGAAGTAAGAGAAAAAATTCCAATGATTGCAGTTCATTGGAATCGGAAAGGCAGGAATCGAACCTGCGGCACATAGCTTACAATGCCATTGCTCTACCACTGAGCTACATTCCGTACCGCTTGTCACGGACAGTTAAAAAAACGAGTTGATTTTCACCTTTTATTTCATTCAACAGTGATACAATCGTATCTCTCTGAATTAATTGTGTTTTCCATGGCTTCAACCGGATTATATCCAAGATTCTGTAATACCTGTTTGAATACTGTTACCGACTGTCCACTTGCAAGCTGTACACCTTTTCTTGTGGCATCTGCATGGAACAGATCATGTCTGCTATATACATTCCAGAAGATAACGTTTGGAATAACATATCCGGCTTTTTGGAATTTCTTTTCCATTTTGTCATAGAAAGACCAATTCTTATCTCCGCAGTAATCAATTTCCATATCGGAAATAACAACTATGGCTTTCGGCATTTCTTCTTGTGAAACGTTGTTCTTTTCAGCAATATCAAGTACTTTCTCAAATGCTGCTTTAAGGTTTGTATTACCGCCCCAATCTGCATTTTCGACATTTTTTATTTTCTGGTGAAGTGTTTCACCCTTTAATGTAACAATCTGCGGATTACTAGAGAACGTCATAAACAGATTATGATATGCACCTGTATTTCTTTCAGCAAAATATATCGCCAGACCGATTGATGTTGCCATTGGTCTTCCACACATCGAGCCAGAGACATCAGCCATAATCAGTGCGTTTGTTCCCTGTTCAATATAATCTGGAAGTGCTTTCCATTGTGCTTCAAGAACTTTATTGTTTTCTCTTCCATAAAGGATTTTCTCTACAATGTCATATGGATACAAAGTTGAAGCGTTAATTTTAACTTCTCCTTTATCGGCTTTATTGATAAATTCGCTGAATCCATCAGGATCATGTTTTACAAAGGCTCTACGATAAATCATCATTGCACGGCTTGGAACTTCTGGATATTTGATTTCAGTCCATTTACCGGCGGACATAAGGCTTTCAACGACACCGATTCGCTTTCTCATGCTACGAACCATTCTTTTGAACTCAAAAACTGAATATCCAAGTTTGTGAGCAGTTAAAATTCCAAGCTTTCTTGTTTTTGGGCTACTCGCATCGGCTGTCTTTATCCATTTTCCGAGTAATGAAATCGCACTATTTCCTGTAAGAATATTTTTCCAATCTTCCTCGAACTGATTCTTCATGACTTTCCACATATCATCTTCCAGTGGCGTTCCAATCAGTTCGTAGAGATCATCGTATCTTCCAAACACTCCAATCAAATCAAGGTTCGGTCTAAGTGCTTCTGGATGATGCTCTGCCATATAACGAATAATGGTTCGGAAAGTTTTTCTTTCTCCTAATCCCTCTCGAATATCTCTTGCGTAAAAAGCAATCTTCGTAGCAAAGAGTTTATCCTGTGCATACGCTTCTGAGAACAATGTAGTGATTCTATTCTCATCGGCATCTCTTAATGCACCAATAGTTCCGAATAAATCAAGCCTTGCATCACTTGTGGTATTCAGTGCAACTGCGCCATTCTCGGTTCTTGTAAACTTACTTTCTTCTTTCATTGCATTTGCAAAATCCATGTTCTTTCTCCTTTCAGGACACGATAAAATAATTTATAGGTTATTCGCCTGAGATTTTATTTAAGAATAAGTTGCTGTAAGTGTCCCATAAATTTTCATGATGCTTTTGGGTTTCATAATTAGCAGTTATGTCCAAATGATTGCTGTAAGCATCACATAAGTGGCAAGGGATGGATTCGAACCATCGACAAATACCATTTTGAATGAAAGAATGATTGCTGTAGAAGTCACAGACATGACTTACGCTCTTTTTACTGCTCTACCAACTGAGCTACCTTGCCATATTCACCGTCTTTAACGGTCAGACATTATCTGGGCTGAATTTCACTTCTTTCGCTATAGCGTAAATCCACCTGAGACATAGACCACCTGTATACAAACAGCTTAACTCTAAGCGGATTAAGTTGCAGGAGACGGATTCGAACCGCCGTTCTCAAGGATATGGGCCTTGTGAGATTCCACTTCTCTATCCTGCGATATACGTGAACTTTCAGCATATTTGTACCGGCAGCTCACAAGCCGACTGTTTCTTACATCTTGGACAGCATCCTCATATTTTGTTTATTTTACAAAATAGTGGGAGAAGATGGAGTCGAACCACCCGAACTGTTAAGCAACAGATTTACAGTCTGCCCCGCTACCTCTACGGAATATTCTCCCATAACCCGGAAACCCCGGGTTAGCAATATGTTTATCGTGTTATGCTTTCCACTAGGCTGTTTTCTGCCGTGACAGCCCCACGGAGTTGTTTCGGATTTGGATATTCATGTCATTGTGTATAACGACGAAACCTTTTATATGTCTCTTGAAAACTTCCTGTCCTCAACGTGCACCTATTGACGACAATTTAACTCAGAGACTGTGCCGAACGGGGAATTTCTTCATCGAACAGGCTGTGCCGTTACACACCTTTCATGAAAATAATCCACATACACTCATTCAACAGTTTTTTCTGCCTATAAAACGGATAGACAGCATATGGAAGAAATGGAAACTACAGGACTCGAACCTGTGACTTGTCGGTTATGAGCCGACCGTTCTGCCAACTGAACTAAGTTTCCTAAGCAGAGGGTTATTGCAGTTCAAGAGTAACTTCCTCTGCTGTTGCGATTCTTGCCCTCACAGTCGCAACAAAGGGTCTAAATGCTGTTCTGCATAAGCAGAGTCCATCCGGGGCATTTGAAGCCCCTTTAATCATCCCCGTTGGGATAGATGGAACCAATTCGGAGGGGAACTATATCATGGCTAAACAATATAGTCCGACTGGGCTAGCGGGATTCGAACCCGCGAATACAGCAGTCAAAGTGCTGTTCCTTACCGCTTGGAGATAGCCCATTATTTGTCCGGGATTTTACCCGGACTCGTGATAGAGTGATATATTTTATAAAATTTTAGAAAGCATCATGTCTATATTTGTACCGTTAAGTCCGCGCCAGTTACTTTGCAATGTGCGGGAAAAGTTATTCTCCATTGAATTTCACCAACGCAGACCTAAGCTACTCTGGATGCCTCGACCTATCAGATTCAAAGGCTTTCCCGAACCTGAGAACGACAGGCTTCTGTTTTTCTTGTATTTTCACCCGTTCAATCAGTATGGTGAACAGGGGAATTTGTATTGCGAATGCTAACCACATTGGGTTCTCCTTATAATCTAAAAATCACAACTGCATTAACCGCGAAACATATTTCCATCAATATAAATACTGCCGATGCTATTGGATTGTTTTTCTTTTCGATTTCGTCCTGTGATATAAGAAACGCTAAAACCAATGTAAAAAATGCAATATCTAACATGGCTGCTACAAATTTTGCAAGAATCATTCTTTCTGTTCCTCTCCGATCATAAAATCAAGAATCTTACCGGCGGTTTCGTCTTCTGGCTCGAATGGCAGTCCGCATGTACAGTACTTCTCAATCGCTGTTTTAAGGCTTGCTTTGAAACCATTGTAAACTTCTCCGTGTGTAAGAAGTTCGTGCCTTAAAATGGTTACTGCATCGGTTAGTTTCTGTTTTGAAAGGTCAATCTTCACATCTCCATTCAGACCTTCATACGCCGTCGCGTTGTCCAAAAGAACTTCGACTTTATTTGCTTTAAATATCACGTATCCTTGAATTTTTTCCGGGTCTGGTTTTTCTCTTGTGAAAATTGCTGTTTTATCTATTACATATGCGTAATATACTGGGTCAATACTGTTCATTCTTCAAGTCCTCCATTTCCTTTACGCTGATTCCGACTATCCCTGCGCTATCTTTGCTGTCTGTAGCTTTGAAGTGTGCTTTAGGATGCTGCGGGTACATAAACTCGAACATGAGGTAATTTGCTGCATCCACGAGATATTCTGTGTTTCCGGTGGAATTATATTTCTCAATACACCGCCCCATGGACGGAAGTGCCTGCACGTTCCCGGTTTTAAAATTCTTCCTGGCAGGACCGTATTTATGATAACTTACCTCGACTCGATTCTTACGAAGTTCATCAAAGCGTTCACTGTATTCTTCTGACATATAAAAACCTCTTTTTTATTTTTTGAGAAAAATTGAGTCAGCGTTTTGCCTATCTCCTTCGGAAATATTGTTCCAATGCCTCTCTGGTGATCTGCGATACGCTTTTGCCGGTTCGGTTCTTTTCGGCTATGAGCTTTCGTTCTAGCTGTCCTGTGAGCCGGATTCGGATTGATTCGCCTTGAGGGTTATTCTTTTTCATAGTCAGTGTCCTCAGCTTACAATTTCAATAGGATATCCGAAATGTTTCTCTAATTCAGCTATTGTTATCTTACGCGGTTTCTTTATTTCGATATCAACACGCTGTACTGTGCCATTTTCGGTTTTTGCAATTCCTTTTCCAGTGTAGTTTTCGGTTTCTTCATTTGCGTAGACACTTAAATGTTCATATCCATATGTTCTGCACCATCTTGCAGCTAAGTCGGCAATTTTCCTCAAGTCTTCCCTTTCATCTCCAAATAATTCAGAATACCGAACTGCTTGTTCAAACTCACTCGGTCTTATCTTCTCAGGAGATATAACCTGCTTGTATGGGCTTCCAACAAAACGGAAAAATCTACATGGTTCCATTGCTTTTTCACCTTTTGGTAAAGAAAAGCCTTGTGCGACCGCTTTCTTTAATAAGTGTTCGGATTCGATATCGCTTTCTGTAACAACAGATTTGTTCGTAAAATCAATCATTCGCATTGTCCTCCAGTAATTTATATAAGGTGCCTCTTGAAATTCCCATAATTTCTGCAAATTGGACTTTTGTGATCTCTCCGCTCTGCCATCTGGTCTTAGTGTTTTCAAAAAGTTCCTTATCAATTTCTTTTTTTGCACGTCCCTTGTACTTACCCTGAGCTTTCGCAATTTCTATGCCCTCTCTCTGGCGTTGTCGAATGTTTTCACGTTCTCTTTGAGCCACATAAGAAAGAAGCTGAAGCACGATATCTGAAATTAATGTGCCTGTTAAGTCTCTGCTTTGGCAAGTATTAAGTAGTGGCATATCCTGCACAATGATGTCTGCGCCGATTTCTTTAGTGATTTTTCTCCATTCGTCGATAATTTCTTCATAATTCCTTCCCAAACGGTCAATCGAATGAATTACCAGCACATCTCCTTTATGCAATTCTGAAATCATCTTCTGGTATTCGGGACGGTCAAAATCTTTTCCGGATTTCTTGTCCATATAAATCTTTTCAACTCCATCCGTTTTCATAGCTTCAATCTGCCTTGCTTCGTTCTGATCTACTGTTGATACTCTTACATAACCTATTTTCATATATACACGCCTCCGTTTCGTTATAAGTCAATTATACACTATATCGTGTGCAATATCAAGTATTTTATACACGTTTTAGTGAATTTTAATTGATTTTTTTAACGTATGCGTTTATTATGTAATTAGGAGGTGATATTTTGGTATCTCAAAAAATCAAACAAATAATGAAGATGAAAAAAGTTACAAATGTTCAGGTAGCTGAATATCTTGGCACTTCTCCGCAAGCACTGGCAAATAAATTTTCAAGAGAAACATTATCTGCCGACGAGATGATTTCTATTTTAGAATTTCTCGGTTGCCGGATTGTTGTTGAAGCAATCCCGGATGTTGTCATTCAATTCAACACTGATGATCTTAAAAGGGAACCGTGATGGTTCTCTTTTTTTATGCCTTAATTAATTCCCGTCCTTGAAGCAACAGTTAAAGTTTATTCTACTCATATTTAAACTCTCCGCAGCGGAGAAATCAGGAGCTGTGCCCGATTTCTGGCAGAGAAACCATTAAGGCTTATGGCTTGTTGTGTTGCAATCACTATCTCTGCCGTGGGGAACTCTTTTTTGTATTTTGGGGAATTTTTAAGCCTTGCTGTTAGAGGAGGCTTTTTTTAATTTTTCGGGAACTCGGGGTACTCACTCGGCGTGTGTCGGGGCTTATATACACCCCCTCCCCGGTATCCATGCCGGACGCTACCAGGGAAGCCCGCCGCCCCATGGGTTCCCGCTTCCCTGGCTTAACGCTGATGGCTAAAAGCCTGCGGCAGTAGTCAAGGAAGCACTTTAGAGTGTAAATCTGTTGTAATATTGCACAAATATTTCTGTTTTATCATCTGTTCAGAATGGGTACACCCTAAAAGAACATTGAACATTACTATATATTGCGTGTTAATACCAGAGGCCACAACATATTGTTATAGTTCCGGTTTTTCCATCTCTGGAAGCTCAAGCGCCGCCCTGTGCTTATCCGCGATCTGCTGCGCTGTCTGGTGTGGTATGCCATCCTGCTGTGACGTCTGCACTGGTGCTGTCTCCGCCATTCCATAAGCTGCTTTTGCAACAAAAATCAAATTGGCATTTGTACCGGGCTGATTGTTCAACCTATTGACTGTGCAATTCTTGCAGATATCGAACCATTTTTTAACCGTGGTGCCATGCGATGAGCTTGTTCTATAGTCCCCGCGCATCCAATCACTAAACGTTGACCGGTTAATATTAACTAAAAAGCTAAATACTTCTAATGTCGGTAACACATTGTATTTACTGCATATCCTGACAAATATATTAAATATATTATCTAATAACTCTATATCATCATTACTCGGTTTAGGTATTCTATCTGCAATATAAAAGATCATATCAACAAAACTATCAGCAACAGTAGCTTTATATTCTTTCTGTGTATCAAATTCTTCTGGAGTTACTTGTAACACAGTGTTTATATATTCATCCACAAGTCTATATATATCATTCTCATACACTTCTATCCCCTGTTCTGTTACTGTTGTATTACTCTTTTTCACTGTATCACCTCCAAAAATTGAAATAAAAAAAGACGACAAAAACACGCTTGCAGATACACTCTGGGACCTTTCTAAATCCCTTTCTTCTTTCCGATCTGCTCGGTTTTAATCGTCTTAAATAGTCTTATTATTCTTATTGCCTTTCGGCTTATTCAATTGTTAATTCTGTTTTATCATACTTTTATATCACTGTCAACAGTCTATTTAATTTTATTTTTACCGTTGTATTACTCTTATTAAATCTATATATCTATACGGTACTGTATAGCATATATATTTAATAAACTCTAGGTCTTTAGAATCTTGGAGGGGATTATAAATACAGTTATTATATATTTATACATCTTGTAATACGGCCGTTTTCCGGCGTATAACGCACAAAAAGCCAGACCTTCCGGCACCTTGTCCGGCGTGATCTGGCTGCTAAATTCTTATTCTTTTCGCGCTCTGGCTACCGCTCCCCTCCTGAGTTCCGTCGCCTGTCGTTGATTTTATTTTATCCACATCTTTTTTAAAAATCAAGTCCCAAAATAAAAAAATTTTTGCTTGACAACTTCGACAGTTTTATGATAAATGTATTTTAACAACTTCGGCGGCGGGGTTGTTCCCCCTCACTTATTACGCCGCCAGAATAAGAAAACAAAAGCCCCCGGGATTGGTATGCTCCCCGTCAAGAGGACAATAAAAAATAATAAATTTTTGTATCGTCAGCCATGCTATGGCTGGCGATATTTTATGCTGCTTTTGTATATTGCTCATGATATTTCATTGGTGTCATTACATGCAGTTTCCTTTGAAGTCGTTGGTTGTTGTAGTAATCTATGTAATTAGCTATCGCAGTAATCAAAGAGCTTCTGTCATTAAAACGCTGTTTATAATACATTTCTCGTTTTAGAATTCCCCAAAACCCTTCCATTGGTCCATTGTCAATACAGTGGGCAACTCTAGACATACTCTGCTTCATATGATGTTTTTTTAATCTAGTATAAAACTGTGCGCTTGTATATTGAAAGCCTCGATCAGAATGAACTAATGGGTGTGCATCTGGCTCCTGACGAACAGCCTCATCAAACGTGTCCATAACTAATGGATTATCATTATGATCGCTGATTTTAAAGGAAACAATCCTTCTATCATATAAATCTAAAATAGCACTCAGATAAACTTTATGAACTTCTATTCCGTTGTAGTATTTAAATTCAGAAACATCTGTAAGCCACTTTTCATTCGGTTTTTCGGCGTGAAATTCACGGTGTAAATAGTTTTTTGCTATGTGATCAGGATTTCTGTCTCCTCTGGTACAACTCTTAGGTTTCCATTTAATATTTGATTTTATATCGTATTTCCTACAAATACGAAGTACTCGTTTATCATTCACATGAATTCCTTTATGTCCATCTAATTCATCACGAATCCTTCGGTATCCCATATCTGGATGCTGGTGATGAATCCTTTGGATTTCAGTGGATAGTCTTTCGTTTCGAAGTTCATTATTACTTTTCGGATATTTTCCCCAGCGGTAATACGCAGAACGTGTAACATTAAGATATTTACAAAGTCTATCTATGGGATAATGCTTAGTAGACGATAGTTTTTGGATGGCTTCATATTCGGCTAACCGATGGATTAAAGATAGCGACCCCTCCTTTCCAGTTCTCTGACTTTTTTTAACAGATCATTCTCCATTTGTAAGTCTAGATTTCTTCTTTCTAGTTCAGCTATCTTGTCACGTAGCTCTTCTTCAGGTGTTCTGCTTGGAAGAGAAGCTATACGACGTCCACGTCTGTCTTCCAGACCCGCTTGACCCATCTTTTCGTATCGTATTACCCAATTGCGAACTTGTTGATAGGAACAATCATATTTGAGTGCCATTGCACCATAATTCTTATCATTTGCAAGACAATCTGTTACTATTTTTAATCTCTCATCAAGTGTAGTGTTCTTTGCCTTTTTCATGTAAGCACCTCCAGTGGATGTTTTTAATATTCCACCAGAATTATACACCTTAATCCAATCGGAAAGCTGTCTGTGTGAACGAATTCCGTATTTTGTGCAAATATCCTGAAGAGATCCTTCTCCGTTAAGATAATCATTTATAGCAGATATTTTTAAATCTTTTGAATAAGATTTGTTTTTCGGTTGATTGAGTAATCCAGTTGGTCCATCATACTGATAAATAGAAATCCAATTTCGAATACTATGATGATCAACTCCCAATTCTTTTCCTGCTTGCTGTATGCCAATTTCTCCTGCAAGGTAGCGTTCGACTATTTTTACTTTTTCTACTGGTTCTATCTTACTCTTTCTGAACATGAAAATACCCCCATATAGGACTTTTATATTTCATTGTCCTATATGAGGGTAGCATATCAGATTATCTCTCAGGGGCTTATTTTGCGTCTTTCCAAAATGGAAATATTAAAATTTGCACTTATTCAGTACTATTTCAAGTTTACATTCAATTACCTCAGTAATTGTTGCCTAAATAATACTATAGATCAGATGAAAAAGCAAGGATTGTTTAAATTATCACAATCTGCAATTACTTTCATTCCTCGATCTAAATATTTCACCTGAACATCATTAAATCTTCGCTTTCCCTTATCAATTATATGGTCTTTGTGAATTGTGTAAACAGTTCCGGGCGTTTCTACTGTAGCCGGTGCATAAGCACACATGTCAAGCGCTATTTCCTGCGCTGGCAGAACATCGACAGTCTTTACATCGTCAATTCTTATCAAGTCCTCATGCCGTCCCAGACTTGGAAATGTCCGGGGATTTAAGATTTTCCTGTAGATTACATCAACTTCTTTCTGATTTTCCGGCATAATATGCAATCTCAGGTCCAGATCAGACACCATATTTTCATAAATTGGCGTATTGACCCAGCCTACAAACGAATCCCCGGATTTTACCCTGACTGGAAAGCGCTGTTTAAATTCTTCTGTTTCTGATCCTGCGACAGCTCCGCCACGCCACCTCATGCAGATTTCCGGCTTGTTCATGACTCCGTTTCCGGCTACGGATATTTTCATATCATGCCAGCTATCCCACCGACAAAGAAAATGAACCATCCCAGCAACTGTAGAAAAAGGCGGAAGCGGGTATGTTTCGCCCCGCTTGCCATTCCATCCCGGCATTGAAAACCGGGCGGCGTCCATATGCCCTTGTATCATTACTGCTTTCATGCGTTCATTTCCTTATCTGCTCGAAATCCTTCAAGAATATCATTGTATAAAATTTCTGGTATTTCTTCCTCCATGAGTGGCTTTCTTTCTTCGAGTTCTGCGTCAAGGCTTGCGTCGATGTCTGCAAGCGCCTGCTCTCTGTTGAATCCCATTTCTACAGCTGCACTCAATAAATCAATTGTTTTCTTCATTTCTCTTTCCTCCCTGTTTTTATTTCCAGCGCTTTACAATGTCCCCATCGTAATGATCTGGTGCGCCTTCGTCTGGGTTGACGCTTTCCAGAACGTAAAACTCCGTCCTGTGTTTCCGACTTATTTTTTTAAAACATTATATAGGACTCTCCGTCTCCGCCATACTCGTTAGCTGCCTCTTCTGCCTCTTCCAGGCTGGAATAAACACCAATTGTTTCATAACTTGGTGTTTCGACAACTTCGATTTTCATCGGGGTTGTTTCCAAGGTGTCCACGAAGTCCGTCTGTACGAACTCGTTTTTGTCCTCGTCAAACTCGAACTCGTTTTCCTCAATCACATATTCCTCAACTGAGTAAAACGTCATATTGTGATTTTCAAACTTGCTGACGCTTGTCTTACGTTTTGCAAGTTCCTTTTTAGCCTCTTCCAGATCGTCAAACGTTTTTATGTATTCGGGATCCGGATCCAAAGCTGTACATCCTTCTTTAATCTCCTTTCTATTTTGGCGGTTAAATTCCGCCGTTCTTTTCACCAAATCATATTTTATCATGTTCCTATTCCTCCTCTTCCATATCAAGCCAAATTTCACACTGTTCGCCGTCCTCCTCGTAGCTGACAACCTCGCCAGCTTCCAGGCGTTCCCGCCAGTTTTCCGGGATGTAAATACAGTTTCCCGGAAAGAACTGGTTGTTGCGTTTCTCATTGACTAAATATTCCATTTTGCCCTCCTTACGTCCTCTGCTTTGCATTGTTTTTAATCAATCCCGGTAACCTTAACCCGGGTCTGTAAAATGTCCTCTGCGGATTCCAGAATCTCAAAATCCACGATATACTCCTCGCCATCCTGATATACTGCAATCGCCCCGGACTCCAATAATTCTTCGCCGTCCCCGTTCCCGTCCCAGAGCTGGCCGAAGAAATATTCTTTTCCTGCTTCGATTGTGTCCTCTGTTCCGAGGATGTATGACAATGTGTTTAATTTCATTTTTGTTCCGACTCCTCTCCGCCCCTCCTGGGGCTACATGATTGTTTTTTTTATTTTTCTCAACATAATCTACAAGTTACCGAGGCGACCGCCCCAGCCCGACCGGGCTATTTGATGTGCTTTCTTTAACTGTCTTAATTATATTCTAATATTAGAATAATGTCAATAGTTTTTTAATAATATTTTATTTTTTCTGCATCTGTTGGCTCAACCTCGATCACGTCGCCCGGCTGCATTTTTAACATGATGCAAATTTTATTGAGTGTTTCTAATGTAATGCTTTTCCCTGCTTTTATATTCTGTGCTGTCTGTGCCGGCAATAACCTTTCTTTTTGTATGCGGGTCTGGTTGTATCCTTTCTTTTTTAATTCCGCAAAAACATCTATTTTATATTTTACCATTTATTTTCCTCCTGTCCGTTTTGCTTCTATATATAATGTAACATTTCTCTTTAATTTCGTCAATAAAAAATATTCTAATTTTTGAATAAAATAGTATTGACATTATTCTAATTTTAGAGTATTATATAATCATCAACAGAGAACAAACAACCCGGACACAAAGCCGGAGGAAAGAGAGGAAAAAGGATATGAATAAAATCAGAAGAAAGAGATTGGCTGAGGCACTTGATCTGATCTCGCAAGCTAAAGACATTTTAGAAGAAGTTAAAGATGAAGAACAGGACGCATTCGATAATCTGCCAGAAAGTTTCCAGTATAGTGAGCGTGGCGAACAGATGGAAGAGTATATTTCAGATATCGAAGAAGCATTTGATAACTTAGAAGAAGCTGAAGGGCTTATTTCAGAAATTTAAGAAAAGAGGTAATAGACATGACAAAGAAACAATATAAACGATACGTAATGAAGACGCTTAGGACATTTAAAGCGAAATATGTACCTGATAAAAAAAATGATGACTGATAGAATTAGCGTTCCAAAGTGGGGAACCGTTATTCTAGTAGGGCCTCATAAGGGCGAAGTATTAAGAAGTTATGAACAGGCATGGAACACCATAGATGCGGCAATAAACGGATAGCCGAAACGGTCAGAAATGACCGTCCACCGGAACCGTCCTCCCGGTGCTGATGATGGCAGGGCAGAAAGGAAAACAACCATGAAAAAGTTAATTATCGCGGCAATGATCGCCGCACTCACCCACGCACCACAGAACGCCAATATTTACACGATGCCGGGCGTATATCACAGCAAAACCCAGACAGTAACCGACATCCGCGGCGAAGAATGGGGATTTGACGCAAGACTAAAAAATAACACACCGGTGGTCATTACGTTCGAAAGTCGCGGTACTTATGACATGAAAGACGATGTTGTTTTGAGTCTCAGGAGGGTTAAAAAATGAGATATAACATCTATCTGGGACAGATTGAAAAGGCCCACACAAAAAGAAAGCTGGCGAAGCTCCTGGACCTGATCGGGAACGACTTCACCGGGATTAACTCCCGACAATATGAAGAATTAAGATTCTTGATTCTTTATAAAATGTCAGCATGAAAAAAAACCCGGAAAGCTCCAGGGTCATAAATAAAAATTATTAAAATACCAGCAAAAATAGAATATCACAGAGAAGGAGAAAAATCAATGGCAAACAAATATTTGAATAGATTAAATTGGGTGGTGTTCGCAATGATCGACCGCAGTACACAGGACGACAAGAAAAGTAAAATAAGCGTTGCAGGCGCTTTTAGTTACCCATGCAACGCGGAAGACTTTATAAAAACTCTTCCGACTGAACATAAGTGGTACATGCTCGACACTGACCGCCTGGAACGGTTCGAAGAATTTTATAATTATGTACAAGACATCAACAAGCAATATGGGGATTACGCAATATTCCATATTAATGACGGCGGTTTTACCGTTGATGAATTAAATTGTTTTCGCTCTATCCTTGATCTTTGGACAGATGCGAAAATCAAATAATTTCCTCCGGCGGCGGTCAAGCCGTAGCCCCAACGCAACCGCCGGACTTCAAAAATAAAAAGAGAGGTAAATAAACTATGAAAAATACAATGTTTTTAACTCCTGAGCAGGAGCAGACAAGAAAAGAAAAAGAACAGGCAATTGAAAGTCTGAAATATAACTCAATGTGCTACGGCTGTAAAGAGTTCTGCGCAGATTGTGGCGGAACCACTGAAAAGCTGTGGAGCGGCTGCATTTGGTACGAAAAAACCGATTTTCCGAGCGTTTACGCTCTGGCGGCATATGTCCCGGAACTGATCAAAAATGAGGATTTTTCCTCTTTTGATGAGTTTCTGGAAGAGCTGAGAAACAACCGCGCCGGCGTTGTCGACTGGCTCGAATCCCGGGCACGCGGCGAACACTTCAAAAATGAAGTACTGACCGATAAATATATTGCAGCTTGCAAAAAGATTCTTGAAATTTTAAAGGAGGCGTAGCAGCTATGACGCAGAAAGAATTAAAAGAAATGTACATGAATATTATTAAAACAGAGGTCTGGGAAGATGAGTACATGCAAAATTTTGCAAAGAAAAATTGTGCTTATGTGGTTCAATTTTCAAACGGAGATATCGCAGATATTGAAAAACCATCTATAAAAAAGGACTTTTGTTTTGGTGCTGGCTCTTATGGTACTTGCACCAACGAAGAAATGAAAGACGCCGAAAACATGGCAGCATTAGCCCGGAAAAGTGAACAATATTTTAAAGAACAAAATCTAAAAAAGATTGATTCTGATATAGAGGATCTCGAAAAATGTTTGAGCGGTTTTGAATACGAGTGTTATACATACACTCATTATATGGGGCAGCCAGACAACAGCAAATTAAAGACTTTCACGGTAGTGAGAACCGGATATAATCCAGAATTTACCCCGATGCGTTGGATTAATTGCAAGGATATAAAAAGCTGGGCGCGGACGATATCCAGAAAATTATTGACGGCTTTAAAGAAGTCAGAAAAGCATTTGAAAAACAGATTGACACATATTTGAAAAGATACGGAACAACAAAAGTAAATTCTTGGTCGTATATCTGCGATTAACAGGCCGGCAAGCGTACCGGGGAGCATTTCCCCGGCGGCCTTTTAAAATAAAATCAGGAGGAAAATAAAATGATTAAAATTGACATGTGGTACGATGACAAAAAGGAACAGGCAACCGGGCTTGATATTTGGTTTAATGATCTCGGCTGTTTTTATTCTGGAAATATCAAGATTTTTGGCAAGACCGTGGGTGACTATTACGCAGACAGCGTTCAGGAAATTTGCGAAGCGTTTCCGCACCTGGAAAAGAAAATAAATGATTGCTTGAATTAAATAAACAATTCCGGGCGGGGCTTTCCCGCCTGTTTTTCTAACCAGAAAGGGGCTTTTATATGATAGATAGAATTATAAAACCATCGTCGAAACAGACTATTGACGCCATAAAAAGCGGGGATTTTTCCGAAGTTGATAAAATTAAAGAATCGGCAGAAAAGGACGCTAGACACGTGTTTAATGCGGTTGCTTCCGGTTCCGTCCCGCTGATCTGGTACGACTTGCCGCCGGTGCGGTGTCAGTCTGGGGCGGTGTCTTTTATACGGTATGCGCTGCATAAATCCACGAAAAAACCGGGATATTTACAACTTTCCTGTATGGAGATCAAAAACGGCTGCATGATTCCAACATCAGACCGTCAATACAATATCGCTGACGGCGGCTTTTCTGAGTTCTTCCGGGACTTTCCCCAGATTGCAAATATAAACTATTTAGAGCAGTAAAACCGCTGCTCTTTTTCTGGTGTCCTGCATCCGCTCCGGGCAGCGGTGGTTCGTGACCTGTGCCAGGACTTCACCGGGGCTTGTTTCCCGGTGTGATGTGCATTGACAATTATGTATAGTTGTATTGGCTTCTATTTGACGTTTTAACGGCTTTCAGCGTGATTCTGGTATATTTTATCGCAAGTATATAAAGCCATCTTAAATCTTCAAATATCGAGCTGGTAACAGGTATTGACGACAGAGCATAACGGGGTTATTATTACTTTGTGTAGCTGTACGGCTATAAAAGGGAGATCACATGAGTAAAATAAAATACGTGTATCCATACAAAAACACTGGTAAATGGATTACGCAAATAAATTATAACAGCAAGAATTACACGCTTGGAATTTTCGCAAGCCCAGAGGAAGCCGCGCAAGTCCGCAAAGATGCGGAAACCGCAAAGAATAACGGCACGTTCCCGGAGTTCTTCGCGAAGCTGCGCCCGGGTGTGCAGATCACAAACAACAATATAAAACGATGCGTTGTCTGCGGGAAAGAGTTCGAGAGTCGTAACGGGCGACTTGTGTGCGGCCCGGAGTGCAAAAGGGAACGGCTGCGGATGTCTTACGCAAAAGCAAATTCCAAAAACGCTTATAAAAAAGACATCGTAAAATACAAAAATCTGCATCTTAACAGTTTCGGGCGCTGGGAGGTTAATGTATACCGGGATGGCGCAAAATATTACCTTGGCTCTTATTCTGCCTTAGAAGACGCCTTAAGCGCTCGTGATAGTTTTACGGGATGCACAGGAAACTACGCAGAAAAAGCGGAAGAAATCCGATCAGGGGCGTTAGCGACACAAGCACAAAAATGGTGCACCGGGTACAAACACGCTCAAGAGTTCTACAACCTTAACGGGGATTTACTTGTCCCCTGCTCTTACGTTTGCCCGGACGGTTATAAACTGGGACAATGGATACGCTCACAGCGTAGCGCCAGAAAAGGCAATTCATACGCCCAGACCACACCGGAGCGGGTAGAACTGCTCGACAAAATCGGGATGGTTTGGGACGTCAAGAAAGTTAGAAATACTTAATTAATACAATCATATCTGATTAGAACAAATGCTTAAAATTGGTATTACCGGGCAATTCCTGTATCAATTGCAGATGCACTGGAACTGGAAAACCCCGGAAAAAAATCGCAGAAATCTGGAACTAATTCAGACCTGCGATTTTTTATGCTTGTTAATTTTGGCGAAAATTCCGTAGAACGTACATCGGCGTGCTGTGAATTTTTTTGAATTTCTATTGACTTTTTAATTCGTAAGAGATATTATTATTCCAACGGATATCAATGGTGAAAGGCGTCCGGAGCCTCATTGATAGACGGATAAAGTATAACACATGGTGTTGGAAGGTGGCAGTAATCAAGCTGCCACCTTTTATTATTTCATAACGTTCAATTCGTCACTTCTGAAATTCTTTTTATTCTGTATAACGTTTGAAATTTTAACATTTCTGCGCTTCTGTCGGCTCGTTTCCTTACTTCTGCGCTTCGCTGATTCCCTGCTGATGGTTCCCATGCCTACTCCTTTCTGAACGCTTCTTTCATGTTCTGGCTCCGTGAATTGAAGTTTATAATTGGCACATCCACATTGAGTTCATCCGGCACGATACCTACGATCACAACCTTTGTCGGCTCTATTGCGTCCAACATTTCCTTAAAATTCTCGCAAAACTCCATTCTTGCAGACTTTGACCGCACTCTGCCATTGGTGCAACATGATACAGTGCTTCTGTGTGGTGTTCCATCAAATATCCATGGCATTTCCTTTGGACTAATAATATTTACGGACGGAATAATTTTAACGCCCATAACCGCCCAATAATAGCCTAAAGCATGGTTTCTGTACAGGTTGTAGATATTCAACGCACTTGGCATCCCGGAAGCAATTGTGAAATCTGGGCTGCAAACTGAATTGAAACATTTTAAGTGCTCAATGTACTGGTCAGGCTGATTCCATACCTGTAGAAAACTTTTGTCGTCAATGTAGAAATTCACCGTCAGGTCCTTGTGGCCTTTTAATGATCTGGATTTTGAAGATGCAAAGTCAATCGACTTGCCTGCTGAGAAATCCACTTTTGGAAGCATTGGTATCTGAAACTGGCCGTCAAGTTCTGCACCGGTTATCAGATATTCTTTCATCACATCATATGCGGTATGTATCTGCGTCATAAAGCCCACCTCCATAGTATTATGTTAGCACATTTTAGGCAACAAAAAAAGACCGCATTTCTGCCGTCTACGATGGTTTTTCCTGTGTCTCACACACAAGTTTTCCTCCTATGGTTTTAATTCGAATATTTATTCTTGTTCCTTACCTGTTCCCTAGCCTGTTCCCTCGAACTTTTAAACACCTCTAAAAAGCACAAAAAACCTTGATTTTACAAGGTTTTCGTTAGCAGCCAGTACGGGAATCGAACGTATCTTTAAACTGCTATCTTTCCTATAAAACCAATGCTTCTAGCTTTTTGCAGGGTGTTCCTTTTTGTTCCCTAGTTGTTCCCTCTCAAAAAAACTATCTCGACACTACCATGAACTCGTTTATGCTGTCCATGATTTTTTGTTTTTTCTTGAGGTCCTTTCGGTCTCTGTGGTAGTAGTTCTCGGAACACGAAATATTTGTGTGGCCCATCTGTGATGTGACCATCTGATTATCTATGCTGTGATCGAGTAATATCGTACAATATGTTTTTCGTATTTTATGCGGTGATTTTTGAATACAGCCAGTTTTCTTGCACACTGTTCTTAACCGGTTCCTGAACGAATAAGTATTTAATCGCTTTCCATCTTTGGAAAATATATATTCGCAGAATGTCGACATATTTCTAAGCTTCTGTAATATCCATATACACCCCTGAGGAACCACTACATTTCTTACGCCTGCTTCTGTTTTCGGAAAGTCTTTTACTTCGAAAATGCCTTTATGGTTTTCAAAATGCCTTACTTCCGTTCTTCTGACTTTAATCGTACGGATATGTGGTAGCCAGTCATTCCATTTCAAAGCGCATAGCTCCCCAACTCTCAGACCAGTTACGAACATAAGCATAATGCCAAGATTTACTATGTCCTGATTGTCCTTCAAGTAGTCAATCATCCTGTCCATTTCAGCGTCGTTGAATACTTCTTCCGAATCTTCTTTGATATTTCTTTTGAAAGATTTATCGGTGACATCCAAGTCATAGAATAATTCCTGCACGTTCCAATCAATCAGCTTGTTGCGCTTTGCCCATTTTAGGGTTCCTCTGGTAATTGTCTTAAGATTGCAGAAAGCTTTTGCGGTTAGATTGTGTTCGCTGATCTGTTCTTCCAGGAAGTTGCTGATATCCTCTGACTCAATGTTTTTAATTCTGCGTTCTCCCATGGTCCCAAAAAAACGATTAAAGTCCTGCTGATATCTCTGATAAGTTTGTATTGAAATCTTATTCAAATCAACCTTGCGCTGCGCCCATTCCTCGAATACACTCTTGATCTTTGGATTCTCTGCTTTCTCACGGTGTGTCTTTACAATCAAGTCCTCTAAATCCTGTTTAGACCGACGCTTAAACATTTTCCTCTGTCCGGTTTCATCATAAGTCATGCGGATTTTCCAATATCCATCAGATGCTTTCCATATACTGTCCCTGTATTCCTTTAATATATCTTCCCTTTTATTCATTTCAACTTGCTCTTGTATGTGAGACAAATTGATGATACCATTCTCAATTGCATATTTCAAGTCGTCATTATTCATAAAAAATAAGGAGGAACCGGGATATCCTTTCGCTGGCCAGCGGCTCCTCGTTCCTCCTTTCTTTCACACATAATCAAAAATATTCATCTGTCCTTCCAGCATATCATCTTCAAGATTGAAGAATTTACAGGCAATAAAATTTCCGTGCCAGTCCCGATCACCGCCGTACATCAGACATTTTTCTCTCTTTCCATCCCTATAAAATCTGCACTCAGAACAATTGTGCTGATACGCAGTTCCGCCGGAACGTTTATACATTTCGCTTATTGTTCTCATTTCTTTTCCTTTCAAAGGTGTGAACTACTCAAGACCTACGCTTTGCTTAGAAGTCTAAGCTTCCTAATCAATATCTCTAACGAGACAAGTTTACTTAGGCTATCCCCGTAGTTCCTACGGTTCTTATTCTCATTCCTTCATTGAGAATATTTATCGCAGCATTTATATCTCTTTCGTGATGTGTTCCACAAACAGGGCAAGTCCATTCTCTGATAGATAATGCTTTCTTTCCATCTTTGTGTCCACAATTAGAACATATCTGACTTGATGGAAACCATGTATCAATCTTAATAATTTCTCGGCCATGCCAATTTGCTTTATATTCTAACTGTCTTACAAACTCACTCCAAGATACATCTGCTATTGATTTTGCTAATTTATGATTAGTCATCATATTTTTTACTTTTAAATCTTCAAGACATATTGTTTGGTTTTCACTAATAAGTCTCTTAGATAATTTATGTAAAAAATCTTTTCTTTGATTCGTAATCTTTTCATATTGTTTTGCAATTTTTATTCTACATTTTTTTCTGTTCTTACTTCCTTTTTGGCAACGGGATAAATCCTTTTGTAATTTTCTTAGTTTCTTTTCAGACTTTCTAAAATACTTAGGATTTTCTATCATTTCGCCATAAGATGTAATAGCAAATTCTTTAATTCCAAGATCAATTCCAATCTCATTATTGTTAACAGGTAATTTCTCTTTATCTTTTTGATTTACTAACACAGAAACAAAATATTTATCAGAAGGATTCTGAGACACAGTAACAGATTTAATCAAACCATCAAAATTTCTATGTTTCTTTACTCTAATCAATCCAATCTTTGGTAATTTAATATATTTATCAGATACATATATGTTTCCGCCTTGATTGTTAGTAGTATAAGAATATTTATGATTTTTCTTGCTCTTAAATTTAGGAAATCCTGCTTCTGGTCTTTTAAAGAAGTTGTTATAAGCAGTTTGTAAATTCATCTGTGCATTTGCTAATGCAAGAGAATCAGCCTCTTTCAACCAAGGAAATTCTTTCTTATATTGAGCAGGTGTATTATTTAATTTCTGTTTTGTTTCATTGTAATAATCAATCTTATCTGAAAGCATACGATTATAGATGAATCGTACACATCCAAAACATTTCGCAAAATATTCTTGTTGCTCTTTATTTGGATATAATCTATATTTATATGCAACCAACATCTATAATCACTTCCTTTCATTTGTATATTCTCTATCTCAATTCATCCCTATAGAGGTAGGAGAATTTTTGAGATGAATCAGTTAAATTCTCAAAGCTGCTCTTCTTTTTGCTCCTGTTCTTCTTTTAAAAATCCCTTTCGTTATGCATTCCGTCGGTAGGCATCCTCTCATGTGATCATTGATAAGGATGTAATCGCAAGTTCCATATGATAACCCTCCAGAATTATTCTTTGAAAAATAATCACAATGCTTACATTGCTTTTCTTTTAAATTCTGAATTTCTCTGAAAGACATTTCGCCCCATGGTTTAACAGCTATTTTCATTCTCTTTACCTCGCATTCCTTGTACCATCTTCATTTTCAAATGTTGTGCTATATGTTCTCTGACAGATTCCTCTGGAAATGGGATTTCAAGTGATCGCTCCAGAATCCTGTTTGTGATTCTCTCGTCATATTTCAGTTCTGATATCTGGCAGTTGCTCGTGAATATAGTGATTTTCCTGTCGACATACCGCCCGTTGATAATGCTATAGAATCTTTCGTTAATCCACTCCTTACCAGAATCAGCGCCGAAGTCGTCAATGATAAGGATTTCTGTTCTGGACAAATCCTCTATCAACTTTCCTTCCGTATTCCCTTTGTCTCCCCATGTATTCTTGATCTCATCAAGAATCCTGAGGGATGTGGTGAACTTTACTGGCTTCTGGTATTTCTTCATAATTTCATTCGCCAAGCTGCATACTGTTTTAGTTTTGCCAGAACCTTTTGCGTTTGAGAAAAGGTATAGCCCTATTCCTTTCTTCTGCATATCAGGAAGATTTTTAAACCAGTAATTTACCGCCTGCGCCGCCTGAGAAAATACTTTTCGGCTCTCGGCGTTCAAATATACACTTGACTTCAAATCGTTGAAATTTGAGCCTTTAAACACGTTTGGAAGCTCTGCAAATTTCAATTGATTTTCAAGGATTATTCTTTTTCTGATTCCGCAAGGGCATTCCTCGCAATACGGAATACCGCTTGCGTCTCTTACCCATCTCCACCCGCTGTCCCCACACTCAGGGCATTCAAGCGAATGGCGTGTCTGATTCTCCTCCGTCCCATTCTCCGAGCGGGACGAGTGGTTCGACATTTCTTTGAGTTGTGTCAGTTCCATTTCGCATATCCTCCCTGTTGTGGTATTTGTTTTCGAGTATCTTTAAGAAGTTGTTTGGTTTCACGAACCATTCAAAATTTATCATAAAATCAGTTTTCTTTCCCATAAGAAAGTCACTATTTTGTACATTTTTCAGTGCTTCCATTACCTTGTTCATACCGTATTCTCGGATTCTTGCTTTCAACATTTGAGTTCGCCTTGCTGTCATTCTTGCGATCGGCTGAATCCCGAACTGCTGAAGCTTGTTCCATTCATTGACCACTTTCTGCACATCACCGGGCTTGACTAAATCTTTCTCACAAGAAATCTGCTCTGGAATCTCCGGCATACGTTCTTCCTCTGATAATTCTTTCTGGCGTTTTCTATGCTCTGCGACCCGTTTTCTGGTCTGCTCTCTGATTTTTTCAAGCCCGTCAATATTCTGATGCTCTTCCCATCCGGGGATTGAAAGCAACGTTCCATCTCTGGTTATCATGCCGAACTTTTCAAGAATTGTCAGTGCAAGTTCGATCACGCTCTCATCAAAGTCCAGCTCGTCAGCCAGCATTTTATTTGTATATGGAATATTCTCTGTCAGAAAAATAATCCCGTTTGAATTGCATCGTCCCGCCATCGTCAGGAGCATCATCCAGATCAGCACAATATTGTTTCCCTCTGGAAGTTTTCTGATATGCCGGATTTTTTTGTTGTCGAACATATCTATTTCTAATCGAATCCAACTCACCTTTGTCATTTAGCCACCTTCCCGTCTGGTAAGGACATTTCCGTCCTTACCGCATTGATTTTCGGATGAATTTCTCCATTAAAGAGTCCATCCAGTTTTTTGTGTGATTTTCACAGCTATCATCTTCCTCTATCAGGATACCTTCGCGGTCACACAGCCCGTTGTCGTTTTTAATACAAGTTTTGCATGTTTTATCTGCCATAATTTCTGCCTTTTTTAGAATAAATAAACTAAAAGTGTCACATAATGTATAATTTGGTCTGCCATGTAACTTATCTTGTTGTATCGTGCCTTTAAAGGGTCAATTACTATATGCATAGTCATTACAAAGACAAGTTTCCATGAGCACCCGAACACTATGTAAAAAGGAACTGAATAAAGAATGCAATGAACCAGTAAGTGATACCAGTTTTCTCCTTTAGTTTTTGCGATAAAATCGCTTTGAAGAACATAATCTCCGATCAAGTGGCATATTATCAGTTTATATATTATTTCTATCATTTTTCCTCACTCCAATCTAATTTCTGACCGCGCCTAGTACAGTATTTACTAACAGTATCTATGTTGTAATTACAATTTGGGCAGTTACCGTAAGCACCAACTTTTATTTTTTTGCCTGCTCCGAAGTCTAAATATATTTCACTCAAGTTGTTCACTTTCCTCGGAATCTGCTTCTCCAATGCCTTAACCGCACGTTCCAACGCTTTCTGATATTCAACAAGAGACCAGTCTTGTTTGATTATATCAATTCGTTCTCGCAAGATTTCAATTGCTTCTTCCGATTTCATATTAATCCTCCACTCCAAACATTTTTCTCAAATTATGTTGATAACCTTTTACCATCTTTTCGAGGTTTTCATAACATGGCTTAAGTGTGCATTTTTCTTTATATCCATCACATTTAGTTCCGAACAGGATAACGTTTCTACATATACCATCTTGACTAGCGCAACATTTATTCATTCTTCATCTCCTCCAACTTATTTTCAGCTTCTTCACGGGTGAGAAATACTGTTTTACCAAACTCTGCCGCTGGCAAATATTCATATGGACTATTCCAATCAGTGATACACTTAATTGCAATTTCATAACTATCAATTACAAATTCCGTTGCTACAACTTCCATTATGATTTCGTCTGATATTACATCTACAAAATTATCTTCAAGATCTATTCCGTAAAAATGATATAGTTTATCTTTAAGTTTACACGGTAATCTCACAAGCAAGCCCTGTTCTTCTAAGTCTTCATAAGTGGCAAGCTTTTCAATTGCAGGATATAAATACTCTTCGCTTAATACTTTAACAAGAGGTATTTTATTCTCAGATTCAAATACCTTTATTCCTGTAATCCCTTTCTTTTCATCATTTGGAACATATCTTTCTGTTAATCTCTCCACCTACTTCACCTCTTAAATTCACTTGCAAGAATTTCAAATTCTACAGCATCGTGTAATTTGCCATCCATTAATCTCGCTACTTGTCTACGGTATCCGCATTCTTTACCACCGTGCTTTTCGACAAAATGCTTATATCCTCGCATAGCAGGATTCCCAACTATGCAACCCCATCCAAGCCGATTCATATGGTATTTTTCAAAAATATCGCATATGACTTGATATAAGTCACTAGCAAAAACAGGATTCCCTTTATCAAAACTAATCGCTCCGAAGTTATCTGCGTTCATAGTCCCACAATTAACAGAATATGTAATGTACCCTATAACTTTGTCATTATGAATAGAAACAAAGTGATGAGATTCATAATTATCATCTGGTATGTTTAAATTACCATTTCCAAACCATCCAGAATAATACATATATTCAGGATCATACCAAGTTTCTATATATTTTTTAGTTACTTCTTCTCTATATAACTGAGCTGGTTTTATCAACTACTTCACCTCTTCCATCTGGCTTTCTACAGTATCTGCAAGTAACTTCAAAGACTCAATAAATGAGCCTGTCAATGCTGTTCTGTCTGGTTTTTTAGCAAATGTTCTGACAAGATTTACTGCATCTTTGACCTTTTCTTCATCTTCGACGATTTCAGATGCTTCACACAATATTCTTTCATCATTGTCTCTGCAAGTGACCATCTTGCTACTATAAAAATTCAATATGTTTGGAATTGGAATTTCGACAGGGTTTAAATGGTTTACTCTCGCCCATGTAAATCTCTGAAAATATCTTGCGCATACATACGCTTTAGTTCCGAATCTCATACTTGCACTACTCATTTGTGTTCCTCCATTCCTAAGTCAAATAATGTAATCTGTGATCTAAATTCTTCTAACCGTTTGTGAGCGTCATTGTAATAATCTTCATTAATTTCATACCCGATATATTCAAGCCCACATTCTTCATAGGCAATCAATGAACTTGCGCTCCCTACATGGGTATCAAGAATCTTCATTCCTTTCTGCAGATATTTCTGGCATATCCAACGATATAAATTTACAGGCTTTTGGGTTGGGTGGATTCGCTTTTCGTTCAGTCTTTTGTTGCCCTGCTGTATTGTTCCTTCAATTATTGATTTTCCTTGAAACATTCCTCTCCACATATAGCGAAAAATGTCAACCCTTCTTGTAAGACTGCAGTAAGCGACTTCTGCGTCTGATTGATCTGAACCATCATTGCATTTATCCCATACCATCAATCCGCCTGCCATTGGGTAATCAAAGTAATTACATCCCCATATAATCTGATTCTTTGATACTCTGAATAGCTGTTTAAAATACTCTCGATCTGGCGGTTTATTATCCCAACCATAATTCTTATAGCCGCCATCAGGAACATAAATGGAACTTCCATTTTTCTGCTTTACATATTTACTACGATTCTTACCGCCGTGTTCTCTAATTCCGTATGGTGGGTCTACAACTGCCACATCGAAGTAATTATCTGGAAAGTCCGGGAGAAAATTCATGCAGTCACCGCAAATAAATTCTCTTTGCATCAGTGTTCCTCCTGTAATAATTCTGGATTGTCGAAGATATTTCCAACTACTTTGAAATGTTGCAGATCAAACTCTCCAAAATATTCTCTATCTAAGCTACCAGTTTCACGCGTTCCCCATCCATTAATGTTCCATTCAACAGCTTCATATGTCGCATCCTCTGGGTAGGATTCGTCCAAATGTGCCATCAGAATATCATTTTCCCAAATTTTCTTCCCGTTCTTGTCGCAAAGTCCCGTGAACTGGCAGATGGTTTCAGGAACAATTTCCGCATATTCCCACACTTTATAACTATCAGCGTGGAAGATTAAATGTTCTTCGTTGCCTAAAAGGTCATATCTTTTCTGATAATATCCCTCAATCCATTTTCCGCCATCTTTTCGCTTTGCCTTGAAAAGAATTTCTCTCATTCAACTCCACCACCTTTCAATCATTTACTATAAAATTAGCAATGCATATCACGCATGCTATAATATTAAGTGTCATAACATCCCACTTCTGATTGATTATATTCACAACAATGCATGCAGCATTTGCAATGCTTAAAACTAATGCAAAATATTTATTCATTATTTTCTCCCTCTGCGATATATTCCTCGCATTCCTCCGCATATTCATAGCTGTCCATCTCATCACATCTGCACTGGCAGGAATCCTGTTTAGCACAGCAGATGCAGCATTCTGTTTCGCCGTCCGGACATTCTAATTTACATCTTCCCATTTAGTCCTCCTGAAGCTTTATTCCTCTTAAATGCTCAATAACTTTCTTCTGTTCCTCTTCTGTCTCACAGTGTATTACAATGTCATAGGTATCATCGTATGCGCTAAACGTACCATCTTCATTCTGAACAAATTCCATTACATCACTCATACTTCCACCTCCTCATAAGTTTTTCTGAATATATCTGGTTTGCATGGATAAAATTCTCCGTGAACACCTTTGATGATGTAATCGCCAATGTTTGCAAGATGCTCACCCTCTAATGTCTTTATTACCAATCCACCTTGAACTTTCCATTTGTCGATATAGAAGTTATCAGATACAATCGGGAAATCAGATGTCATATACTCGTCTGGACAATTGCCATTTGTCAGAAAATCGAACATTTCTCGCTTATTTGTACCAGTCCACTGTATAGCATCAATTACAACTGGTTTCTTTCTGTACTTCATGCTTCCACCTCGCTATCCTCTGGCATTTGAAAGACCATTTTGTTCATAAGTGCTTTTCCAATAGCTTCAGCCAGAAGTTCATTTTCTTTTGATGCTGACGCTTCTGCGAACATCTTCCCGATATTTGGCACTGTCATTGGAATCAACTCTGCGTCCGCATATGCTTCCTGAATCATATCCAGTACTTTCATGGCTTTTTCTCTGGTGGAATAATGACCAATTGGGCACACACAATCCGTTATATTAAACCCTTGCGCACATTCCCAGAATCGCAGTTCTCTTGTATTGTTAAGACTGATCAATCGGCTTTTATCCTGACTTCTGATTAACATTTTGCGTCCTCCTTGTAATCCTCGATCGCTGATTTAAGCTTTTCGTAGAAATTAATTCTTTTTCTAAGTGTATCCAACTCGTTGTCGTATTTTTTTAAAAATACTTCTTTTGCTTTTTCATAATCAGGTGCATCCAGAACAACCACTTTGCTGTATTCATTAATGAAATTACCTATTGATTCTTTTCTTATAAACGAAGCGTAGATTCCGTCAGGAAATTTAGTTGCCGGTTTATATGTCTTCGGCTTTTCTATTACTTCACATTCTTCAAGACGAAGATTCCATTCATCTGTTTTTCTGTCGCTGTCCAAAATGTAGAAATATAATTTCATTTTGTATCCTCCTTGTCGCTTGCTCTTCGATTCCACTGTTCTACGGCTTCTTTATAATCCCATACGCCCGGGTAAAATTTTAATCCGCATTCGCAGTGAATACTTATCGGATAACCTCCACTGTCAGGATCGTAAAAAGATGGCTTCCAATCTCTTTCTGGGATATACATATCTTTGTCTGTATCTATCTCTTTTCCGCAAAGCGGACAAGGTTTTAGTTTATCCATTTTCTACCCTCCTAATATCTGTCAAATTCAATGTTACTGTCTGAATAGAATCTGCATGAATCCTCTCTGATTTTCTTGACTTTACACATGATAATTTCTTTCGCTTTACTGACAGCTTCTTCAAAATCTTCTGTTTCAAGATCGTAGTTGAAAATATCCAATGCACTACAGTTGAGAAACAGTGCATCTCCGCAACCAACGTATTTGTGGATAACGATTCCTAAAGAATTGTATTTCAAGGCGAAAACACTTCCAGTTTTAGGTTCTTCGCCATACTTGGCATTGCTTTTAAATTCCATTTCCCATCCTCACTTTCTCCATGTAAGCAACTGACACGCTATTGTGCAGTCCTCCATGATTTTAATATTCAATAAAATCAGATAATTCCATCTGACCAACTACATTGTTGTCCTGCATCCACCATAAATAGACTTCTTCGCCACAACTCCACTTCGTATCTTTTCCACGCAGCTTGCGTTCCTCAATCATTCTGTCAAAAGAATGTATGTAGGCTTGCTTGTACTTTGGGAAATCATACATTTCCTTTTCCCTCTGCTTCTTTGATGCAAGTGGACAACCCAAACAGCCTAACCGATCATATCCGCATTGATACAGTTCGCATACCTGAACGTCTTTCTCACCAATGAACTGCCAGATATTCTGATCTGTCCAATTAATAATTGGATTAACTACCGTCTTTGCTTTCGACTGGCAATTTTCAAATAATCTTCTAGTATTATCATTGTCGGTGATAAGCATTTTCTCATCAGAAACACCGATACTTTTACTTGCCATCTGCCCCAATACTTCAAATGGGCTTCTGTTGCTTCTCTTACTGCTTTCAGACCATCTAACGCCTGTTGCGATCATTCTGTTGGGATTCCCGCCTTCTTTCAGTTCTGAACAACAATACCGAACGATTCTGGTAGGTGGCATTAGCTTTCTAGGAATGAGATTCCACATTGTAAGACGGTTGCCGTTTTCCTGTACATGATAGTCAATCTCACATTTAATACCTTTACTCGCCAATTCAGAAAACACATTTTTGATATGTCTTACTGTCTGCGGTGCATCAACAGTAGTATGCGAATTATGAACCTCGAACGGGATTCCAGACATTCTGAACAATCTCAGAAGTACATCTGAATCCTTTCCGCCAGAATACTCACATACAAGTGGTTTATTATAATGTTTCAATGAAATATCACTTGCCAGCTTTAATCTATCTATGGACTTTTCAATTAATTCTTTCACACGCCATACTACAAATATCCGTATGGCAATTTTACAATCTGCTTTATAGCCTTGGGAGTTATTACCTCTGACCATTAGTCTGTTCTGCACTATGCAGGAGAACCAAGGCATTCCAGTCTAGCATTTACCAAATTTTACCCAGCCTATTCTGATTAGGCGGAACCTCGTTTCACGAGGATAAGTGTTATTCCTTTCTATGTTTAAACTTCATTTTTATTTTCATTCTCTCCGAATCCAAATTCCTTGTTAATATCAAAAGAATCAAATTCAATCTGCAAACCCATTTCTTCCTTAATTTCCTTGTATGCTGCTTCAACACCGACTTCCTCAACATATCTTTCGGCTTCGGTAATCTTATCAATGAAATTCTGGTTTGCTTTCTTGAATCCCCATGCTTTCTTGATTGCAATAACAGAAATTAAAATATTTGCCACAGCAATATAATCTTCTGCTTTCCACAGCTTTTCCTGTGATTCTTTGATAAGCTGCTCTCTAATTTCCTGTTCTTTTGAATCCAAATACGTTTTAAGAGATTCGATTCTTACGCCAGTCTGCCTGGAAGCCTGCTCCATTGTAAATCCAGTTATGTTAAGTGGCGCCGGGATTAAGCTTCTTTGATTTTTTGGCTTTTTAATCTTCAACTTTCCCAACCTACAGCCCTCCTTATCTTCTGAGTCAGAATATCAAATTCCATCAACATCCTGCGATCATTCTTGTTTGAGTATGCGATTGTTTGTTGCCCATCATATATGACCGCATATCTTCCGTTAATGTCATATGCCCCGCTGATTGCCTGCGATATCTGACTTCTTGTCTTTCCTGTCAATTCTGATATTTCAGCAAGCGTCAGTTCCCCGATATACTTTGAACCGTCGTATACGTCATACAGTTTCATGTTTCTTTACTCCTATCAGTTCGTATGTCCTGTGCGAACCAGTTCCGTGAAATACGATCAATCCGTCGTCCTCGAACTGCCTTAGATGCCTCTGAACAGCACTCCTGCTGATATCTAGTTCCTCAGATATCTTCTTGATTGTTGGAGTCCCTTTGTGAGATATTGCGTATTTACGGATGAAATAATAAATATCCTTGCGGTTCTGAATCCATTGCATGTGTTTTTGATGTCGTAATGCGTCCATATTCACGATTCCTTTACAAAAAATCTTCTATGCTTATCTGACTGTTTTCCTCAAAAACAAGCATTTCTTCTTTTGCTCTCTTAAAGAAATTTCTATCAATTTCAAAGCCGAAAGCATTTCTTCCTATTTCATGTGCAGCTCTTAACGTTGTCCCGCTTCCGCAACATGGGTCTATTACTACATCTCCGGGATCAGTAAACGTTTCAATCAATCTTTTTAAAAGTTTGACTGGCTTTTGTGCCGGATGAATTTTAGGAATATCTTTTCCATCTTTCTCCCAATCGAACCAGTTAAAAACCATGTGCCCTGTACCTCTGATTGTTTTTCCGTTTTCGTCGATCTGAACGCCGTTCCTAAACTTAGGAAGCCTGTCTCTGTAAAACAATAATGCGTATTCCGTAGCTCCAACCACACGCATATTCGCTTTTAATACTTGAGGGCTGTAATTTTTTATGAAAACAAGTGGGATATAATGTACAAAACCATGTTTTTCAGCAGCTTTAATCAATGTTTGCGTTTGTTCAAACGAGCAAAATACAATCATACATGGAGAATTGCTACTTCTTCCTCTTGGCACAGGTGTTGTATCTTCTTTTTTTAACATTCTTGAGCAAAAGTGAAAGTATTCATATAAGTTAAAATTAAAATCTGAATTAAAGGCAGCTTTTCCTGCTAGTTTACTTTCACCATTTTTATTATCCCCACCTACGTACCACATAGGGTTACTTCCGTAAAAATTATTCGCTACATTATACGGAACATCAGCTATAACGAGCTGTGCTCTTGGAATTGCATATTTCTTGTAATTTTGCATTGAGTCTCTGTATATTTCACATTTTAATTTCATATTTCAAAGAAGCCCGGTGCACCCTTACGTCACATGAAGGCAAGCTCCTTTCATTTTTTATTCATACGTTTTCTCGTTAATCAAGTCTTGGAACTTTTCAAAAGCCCGGATTGACACTTTGTTACTCTGTTTTTCTGGTTTCAGTGAAACTTGCAAGTGTGTGTCTATGATGTGAGATAGTTCTCTGGCAAGGGATTTCTTTCCCTGATTTAAACCATCATAATAACCTTTTGCCGGTCTGTACTCATCAATCTGCTTCTTGCCTGCTCCCTGAGAGCCACCAGTCTTGTTTCTAAGCTGATACCCTTGATCTGCAAGCCATCTGATGTAATACTGTTCCTTTTCGTCAAGTTCTGATTCTGGACAATTAGTATGTACTACACGCCAACCATATGGATTTTTTTCTGAATATAATCCATGTTTTTTCAAACTAAGATCAATGTGCTGTTGATGCCCTGCACTATGTTGACATAATCTGGTAATTAGTTTCCTTGCCTGACCGGCATACCCAAACTTAAAACCGTCTTCATCAATTCTTGTCAAAATGTAGATTCCGGGATTGTCGTTCAGATGCGGGTCGACTTTCAGCCATCTCTTACGGTTCTCAGCTTCAATCGCCTTAGCTTTTACAAAATTTTTATAGTTACTATTCAAAGACTTATCACCTCGATTCATTTTCGGTGTGTCTTTGATACCATTATGATACCACTACGATACCTGTATTGCAAGATAAAAATGATACCACTTTGATACCTGATTGACACCGACAGGCAAAAATGCTACAATGTTCTAAAAACAAGGGAGGGATTTCACATGACCGTCAAGTCTGATAAGACCAGAACTAACATCACGTTCCCGATACAGCTTAAAGAACAGCTTGAGCAGATTGCCAAGCAGGAGAACAGGAGTTTTAACAATCTGGTCATTACTGTTCTCCAAGATTTTGTAAAAAGCGCCGATAAATAGTCGGTGCTTTTTTATTTAACTGTTATTCTCTCTATCATCCTCTACAGCCTCACCAAGGCAAGCCATAACCGGTCCTAACTCAAGCAAGCATTCTCTTTCTATGGTGTTTTTACCATCATCTGAGCGCCAATCCCCAACAATGTATAGACTTGCATTCGCACTTAAAATGTCTGTGTCCATATTCCAATATTTAATGTGGATTTCGTATGCCGCATTTGCAGAGATCACATATCTGTAAATGCCTTTGGTGACTTCTTTCCAGTCCTTTAAATTTGCTGATACCATGCTTAATCCTCCACAAATGGTGGCTCCTCATCTTTGAAGAAACTTTCATAATCGAACCATTCATCTTTAATGAAATTTCCGATGATTTTTACTGAATCACCAACGCCTTTCAAGGCTACTCTGACGTGTTTTCCTTTCATTTCTGTCAGGTCATCTACGCCAACAACGTCCATGATTCTCATAATCGCTTCAAGCCCTGCCTTTGAACCTTTAAAGTTTTTCGAGCCAAGGTAACCATGTCCTAAAACATATCCTCCGAATACAACGCCCCAGCCACCGCCAGAAAGATAAAGGTCAAGGGTGAGTACTCCGTGATCTTTAAAATTCAATGATACATTTGTAATTTCAGCATTTCTTAATCTGTTTCCGTCATTAATAAGTTCTTCTTCTGTCCACTGTTTCATTTTGTTTCCTCCCTGTATGGTTCGTGAATCTCAATTTAACTATTCTTGCAAAAATCGCATTCAGTATTGCATTTTTTCCACTCGTCTGAATATTCTTCATATCCATCTGCTCCGTTCAAATACTTGTATGCAAGCACATTCATACATCTTTCGCAGGCCGTAGAAAAAACAACAAGTGCTTCCTGTAATGTATAATCTCCGCTGTTTACCATTGCCATTATGACATCTTGATTTCCACCTCCAATACTTGTATGAAAGTCAATAAGTGGTGTAGTATCCGTTCCATAATCCCATTTTCTTCCCCATGGCTGCCACCACTTTCTTGTTTGGCTAGACCCACAATTAGTGCATATATGGCCTTTCAATCCCTTTATCAGACCTGTATCCTTTTTCCAATATTTCCGTTTGTGCTTGCACGCTTCTTTCTCAGCTTTGCCATGCACTACATAAACGTGTTCTGTTATTTGTAACGGAAAGCAGGAATGGTACGTTCTCGCTCCTTCTGGTGCTTCACATGCCAAATCATCTTCTGACTTAATTAAATTTCCGTTTTCATCCTCATACCAAATTCCCAACTTTAATTTTGATTTATCAATTTCCATTTTTTCTCCTTTCAAAACGGGCATAAATTCAAATCAACATCCAGTCCCGGTCTTGCGATCTGCACCAGAACATCATTTCCGGCAACGTCCTGTATCTCTTTCTGCATCACTTCCAGATTTCCCCATCCCTCTGACAGGTGGCACAGCGTTATGGTTCTGAGCGAAGCGGTCTTGTTCACTCGGATAATCTCTTTTACAGTAGATAAGCTGCTATGTCCCCGGATGGAGTGTTCAAACTTGAATGAATCCTGCTCCGGCGATTCGTCAAGATGATTACATTCTATAAGGAAGTGATTTATTCTCATGTTCTTGAATGTGAACGGCAAATATGAGAAGTCTGTCGCATATATCAGTCGTCCACATTCTTCGTGAGATATCAGGTATGCAAAGTTTGGCGTCTTGTCGTGCGGGACGTAGAAAGGCGTTGCCCGGAACGAACCTATGTCCTTCGATTTCTTTTCTGGTAAGCCGATCATCAGCTCACCAGAGGTTGTGTTTACACTCTCAACAGTCTCGTCATTAGTGTAAATTTGAATGCCGGACTGCATTAGATTCTGAAACGATTTCAGGTGATCTCCGTGTCCGTGCGTCAGTAGGCAACCCGAAACTTCTGATATCCTGTATGAAATTCCTTTTAGAATCTCTGAATATCTGCATCCACAATCCAAAAGTAAGATTTCGCCAGATTCGGATTTAAGCGCATAGCAGTTTCCGGGTTGACTGCCTGTGTTTATTACTCGCATGAACAATTTGTATCACCTCGCTTTCTTTACATTGCATTTATGCTTCTAAGATAGCATCAGCTTCGTCTATGGTTTTCTCTAAATCGGAATAGGTATATGGGATATCATTTCCGTTTATGCTTTCTAACTCTGAATAGCTTACTTTGCACATACTATCTCGTATTAATTTGAGTTGCTTCAACGGAAGTTCAATGGTTATTATCTGTTCCCAGTCTTTCTTGCTGTCTACTCTCTTCATACCTCGTAATCCTCCGGAAATCTAAATATAACTTCATTCATTCCAATTTTAGTAACATCTCCCGCAAGGCTTTTAACATGTATTCCAAGGCTTACATCATTCAGCATTGACATTACATCTACGCAATTCTTCTTTGATGAATAGCTTGCCATCAAATACGGGATTTTCCGCGTATCGCCCGAAAACACCGCCTGAATATGATTTTCAGACACAATAATAGCTGTCAGGTCATATGGGAGATTGATTTCCCCGTTCTGAGATATAATCCTCATAGTTCTCACCTCGTTTTTCGAAAAAGTCTTTTGCCGGCTCATAGTACGGGCAGTTTTCGCACCGCCCGATCTGAGCCATACCGTGACCGAACTTACCGCAGTCGCGCCAATCAAAATTGATGCAGTCGAAGTACATCATATGCGATCACATCTCTTCTGGCTTCATAAAATCTGGAATCTCTGTTTCCTGTTTGTCTGCTGCCGGAACTGGTTCTTTCTCGGCAGTTTTTACGACTTCTACGACTGTCGGCTGTTTAGGCTGTTCTTCGATTGCTACTGGCTCATCTGGGATAAATTCTTCTGCATTGGCGTTCTGCTCGATTTCATAAGCAACTTCATGTTCAATAATGTCCTGCTTTGGAATTTCTTCTGTAGCTTCCTCGACTTCCTGAATAAAAATATCACCATGACTATTGATAATCTGCTTTAATGCACGATTGATAACAGTTTTCTTTGCCATCTCGTCAGTAAACTTCTGGTGTGTTCCATTACCGTTTTCCTTGTAACCATATCCCTGTGACCAAGACTGTTTGATCTGCTTTATGTTCATTACTTCCAGATGTTTTGTTCCGTCTTCCATCAGAACCACTGCATATGCCCCAAGAATCTTATCGTTGTCAATATTCCTAAAATCCTGTTCGTGAGAATCCAGAACCTTGTTTCCATCTTCGATATGATATTTGAACTTATCGCCATCGTAGATGATCTCAGCGTGAATATCTTTCATTCCATATCTTCTGGCGATTGTAATGTTTCCGAAGTAAGACCTCTGGAACTGGCACTGACCGGAATAGGCAATGAAATAACCCTGTTTTTTCTGAACTGAAAGTCCGAGTGTTGCCATGTTCATAAGGCTGTTTGCAATGCTTGTAGCTGTGCAAGATTCCAGAATTGGCTTATTGTTTCTGTCTTTTGTCTCTTTCAGAGTCAGATATGCCCCCATGAGTGCATTACTGAGGTTGTAGTCTTTGGGGAACGAAAGACCGTATTCGCATTTTTTTTCAAGCTGCTTGACCAATCCATCAATGAATGAGTTGTTGATTACGATTGCCGCCTGCTGTTCTCCTGCTGTTGCTAACTGTGCTTTGTTTGCCATAACAATTCTCCTTTTCTATTAATCACAATAAGTTCTATTGCAAAACGGACATCCTGTAATTAATTCCTTTGATGCTCTCTCAACAGAAATTCCATTCCGCTCTTTTCCGCTTCTTGTTCGTCCTTTTTCAGAATAGATATTCTGCCCACAACTGAAGCATTTTCCGCTATGTGGTGCAAAGTGCGGATAGCCTTTTTCCATACAATATTTTTCCTGTGCTTTTGTTGCTTTTAAAATGTCATAAGTTTCTGCCATATTTATTCTCCTTTCTTTGATATTAAATTTGATATTTTATCTCCTGATTTTTCTCGCATAACTTGCGAATCGCATTTTCGATTAACTCTCGCTTGGCTGGAGTCAAAGGTACCTGCAACCATCTACTGAATGTATTAGCAGTCACTCCAAGCTCTTTTGCAACTTCATAGTTTCTTAATCTCAATCCAACAATTTTGTTTCTTAGCTCCATATTCTCCATGTTCGTTTCTCCTTTTTGCTAGTATTCTTTACCATTTCATTTCCTCACTTAATTTCTCAATTGCTTTTCTTGTCCTTTCCTCCTGTTCTGGTGTCAATTTATTCTGCATCCAATGTGAAAATGTGTATTGTGAAATCCCGATTCTATTTGCGACTTCATAATATCTCAGACGTCGCCTTTCGATTTCTTCCCTTATTTCCTTATTTGCCATAATCTATCCTCTCGTTTTCAAACACTTCTGTGTCTGTTTTAAATTTGAATGTTCCCCCATGTAGCTAATTGCATTTACTCACCCCTCTCAAATCTCCGTTACCGTCATATCCCCCTCGGCAACTTTCAAGAAAATCAACTGTGCATCTGCCTTAATTCCTGCCAGACTGCTGTTGTCCAGTTCTGCTGCACAGTCTACGAATATCGGATAACTCACACCGTAAAACTTCTGCAAGCCGTCCATGATGGCAATTTTGCCTTTCATCATCAGGGCTGTATTGGCGTTCCCAATCAGTTTCTTCCAGTTGCCGTCCTTGTCCTGCACGTACCAGATGCAAGTATCTACGACTTCACCGTTTTTCTGTGTATCGAACAGTTTCACTTTAACTCCGTCAAAATACTGGTTTACCGCATCTTCATGGGCTGTATTCTTCGCCATGCTCAGGGATTTCAGTTCGTCCAGAATCATCTGTGCATCAGCTTTGCTCTGCGCGTACTGTTTCTGGCTTTCCTGAAGCTTCTCGATCTGCTCGTCAATTCGGACGTTGTTGTTGGATTCTCCGATTTTCTGATTGACTGCTGCCAGTTCCTGTTTCTTGCCGGATAACTGCTCTGAAAGCTGTTTCTTTGCTTCTTCGCCATCATCCAGAGAATTAAGTTCCTGCTCTTTCTCTTTGATTGATGTAAGAATCTGCTGATATTCAGCGTTTCCTGAGAAATCTGGCTCTTTCGGTATGGCTTCCAGATTTTTGTTTTCTGTGTCCAGAGAAGTTTTAATCTGCTCTAATTCATCTGTCAGTTTGGAAATCTCGGATGTGAGAGCTTCTTCCTGCTTATGCGCTTCTTTCATATCGGCAGACGCTTTATTGCCAACTTGAATAACTTCATCAAGTTTGCGTTTCTTGTCACGTTCCCATTCTTCCTGAGCTTTCAACTGCTGATTGATTCTTTCCTGTTTCTTCTGTTCAAATCTTCTCTTTAGCTGCTCAATCTGCTCTGGCGGAAGATTCTGACCGCAAGTCGGGCAAATGGTATCTGCGTCCTTGAATATCTCGGATTTAATTCTTTCCAGAACTGTGTTGTCCCATTCTTTATCTTTGATTTTGGGATATTGCGTTCTGGCATCCTGCAATTTTTCAAGAAGATCTTTTTTTTGTGCTCTCAGGTACTCCAATGCGGAAGCCTTTTTGTTCAACTCTGATGTTTTGATATTCCTGTCTAATTCAAGAGTGCTAACTTTATTGCAAACCGATGATTTCTTCTCTAACAAGTCCGCTTTAGCCTTTGAGTCTATCTCTAACAGTTTGGTTCTTAACCCTGCCAGTTCCGCTTTAATCTCTCCAACTTTCTCGTTCCCTGCCTGTGCAATCTGCGTTTCGAGGTCAGAAATCTGTTCCTGCAAGGCATTCTTCTGCAATTCCAATTCGGCGGTATCAGCATCGACTTTCGCCTGTTCCATGCCGATAATCTGGTTTGGAATGGCTTTCAACTGTTCCTCTGCCTTTTTCAGCGTTGCGTTGTTCATGGCTTTGATTTCGTCTGCCTTATAAGTTTCCAGAAGTGGTACCAACTCAGCACAGTCTGGAACTGTCTTGGCAATCTCTAAATCTGATTTCCCGGCACCGTCTGACATGGAAAACAGAATTTTTCTGGCATCTGCATCTTTCAGGTCTGTGAAGATTTCCATGTGAGACAGCATAAGGAAATTATCAAAGTCAAACCCACGTTCTTTCAAATCGGCTTTGAAGTCTCTTTCAGCTTTCGGAACGCCGTTGATTTCGTACTTGTTTGATAATGCAACCTTTCCCGGTTTTCCGTCCTTTGGCTTACTTTCTGTGCGCTTCTGGAACTTTGCTACGCTTACCGGCTTCCCATCAATTACAAGGTCAATATCAACTCTTGGCAGACATTCTCTGCCATCATCCGGCCTGATATCCGGGTTGCTCTTTAAACTGTAGTCCTTGTCACAGAACACCCACATATGAGCGTCTGCCAGTGTGGTTTTTCCGCATCCGTTCTTCCCGGAAACGACTGTTCTGTGTCCGAACTCTATTTTCTTTTCTGACTGGCCTTTAAAATCGGTCAATCTAATATCTCTTACTTCGATTTTCTTCATATTACAAAATCTCCAATCTTTTTACTGATACCTCCAACGCGGTTAACCATGATTGACTCTGGTCCGACCACAGTTCCCGGCTTTGAAATCTTCCACGGAGTTTGATTTTTGCTCCCTTTTTCAGATTTTCTACGGCATCTGCGTTTTCCTCCCAGCATAAACAACTGATTGCGTCTGATCTGATATATCCGGCTTTCTTCTTTCTATTTACCGCCAGAAGTATTCTTGCCAGCTTCCTGTCGTTGTTCGCGCCAATCATCTTTATTGTCGGCTTTTTAATCAGATATCCAGTCAGATAAACTTCGTTTGCATCATGTTCTTCCAGTCTTTCAAGATACTGAATGTCCATTGCTCTTACATATGCTGTAAGGCTTTTCTTACCATCTTCCCGGACTGTACGGCTTCGCATTTCGCCATATACACTAGCAATCAACTCTGTTTCTCTTGAAATCATGTATTCTGGCACAATAATCGGAAGAATATCGTAAGATGTGCTCTTTCTAAAAATTGTCATTCTTCCCTCGTACATCTTGGTTCCACCGTATTCTTCATGTGAGAATACGAACCCCGCCGGAATGTCACCTGATAAAAGCACTTGGTTCTCATCTCGCATCTTCATTTCCTAAATCACCTTCTTCATTCAACAGCAATAATGTCTCCACAAGAACTGCTGCCTGCTTCAAAACAATGTTACTGAGTTTCTTGTTTCTTGCTTCGAGTTTTGCGTTTTCCACTTCCAGATCACAAATAATCTCGCTTGCAAGTGGTTTCTGTTCGTTGGATGTGTGTGTTTTTGACATAAAAAATGCCCTCCTAATTATTTATTTGATAAATACAGGAAGGTGTGTTATACTTGTCCTGTATTTAACTTAGCCAAATTAAGTTAGATACGCGGCTCCATGTGGTATGTCGGTACCTGTGGAGCCAACTTTTATTCTGAGTCGAGACCTAACATTGCGATACATAATTTCTTGTCGATGATTATGCTCTCGCCAGAGTTTAGGTATGCTTTGACCGCCTTTAGTCTGCCAACTAATTCGGCGTATTCCTCGGCTACGGTCTCTGCTCTGAAATCCATCTTATTTTCTTTCTCCATCGCAATCCTCCTCACAATACGGGCATTTGTTGTCCATCAAAATTTTGTTCAAATGGTCAGTTACTTTCTTCACATTTTCTCCCTGCTGGCAACCGCCCTCTACAATGCTGTACATATCAAACTCTCTTAATGATTCTTTCTTATATATGTTGATGTGCAAGCTGCATCCGATCTTGTAGTTTGCAAAATGAAATGCTACCGTTCTGCCGGTTTCTTTCTGAACTCTCCTGCACAACTGGTACAGCTCATCTACGGTCTTATCAAATTCATTTATCTTCATCGAAAAGCCCTCCAAGCAAATCATCAAATAATGTTTTTACAACTTCTTTGATTTTTTCTTTTTGAATAGTTTTAAATTCTTCTTCGTTCATCAGTCCGATTTTGACCGCTTCGTTAATCTCCTGCTTCACAGATTCCTCTGTTTCTTTGCCATTTTCCATAATGGTTTCCTTGATTCCTCGAACGATAACAGCTAAGTCAGCTATTAATTCTGCTTTGCTGCCCTTAAGTGTGATTTCTCCCATTTTTGTCTCAATCATCTTTCTTTTCCTCCGATTTTTTTAATTTCATCCGGGTAAATAACCACGAATGATAAGATAAACATTACGATTGCTACTGCAACCGGCTGTGATGCACTGTCAAATCTCCAGAACGGCAGGTACGGTGACATACCGCCGATCAGAGCTGATAGGATTAATGCTTTTGCCATTTTTATATCCCTCCGATATGATATTGAGTTTTATTCTGTATCTCCTTATAATGTCCTTACAGGTACCGCCATGCCGGGTAAAATGAAATGAGATAAAATTTTGCAATTATTACCGCATATTGATGGTTTTCATCAACACGGTGAAAAAGTTTCCGAACTGCAAGAATCATAGCAACAATTCCAAGTGTGATTGTGCAAACCAGTCCTGTCTTTCTTCCGACGCATTTACTGTTCCCGTGCCGGTAAGAAACGTAACTGCAAATAACCAACATTGCTGACAGGGGAATGGCGTTTAAAATGTTCGACTTGCATTCCCTTTTCAATCATCAACAACGGTTAAATCTTCTTTTACTGCAAATGGTTCAGTGACAAACACGCCAGATTCTTGAATAACGACATCAATCTCAACATGGTGTTCATTCACAAACTTCAATAAAAGTGTCGGTTCTTCTTGACTTCCACTTGTGCCTGCTGATATATCGACAAGTTTAAAGCCGATAATAGAATGAAAAATTTCATCATTGTCACCAGGTATGTGTAATCGGCTATCAATATTTTTCATTTGTTTTCCTCCTACTCAGCTAATCTTCCCTGTGCATTGCAGTCTCGAATCATAATCTTTGTATTTGCACATGGCGTCCATTCCTTGATATATTCAACTGCTTCCTGATACCTCAGTTTTGGAATGTTATTCCGGGCATTTACATCAAAGTAAGTTTTGACATCCCGGTTGCATTCTGCAAATACTTTCTTGCCGATCTCGTCGTAAGCATTGGATTTCTTGCCACCTAGCACTTCGATTACTACTCTGGAAACTAAATCTCCAAGATATTTCTGCTGCCCGTAGTCGATGGTCATTGTGTTCTCAAGTTTCTCGATTCGTTCCTCATGGTCTTGATTGCCCTGAGCCAGTAACTGAATCTGTTCTGCTACGGTCATCGGTTTCTGGTATGAACCCGTCTTGCGGATTGCCGGGAGAACTTCGTCCATAACCCATGACTCGAATTTCTCCGCTGACGGAAGTTTTGATTTCATAATCAGGCGGTACAAATCTCCCTCATTTATGTATGACATTGACTGAACGCCACTAGATGTAGGGGTGTCACGTTTCGTTACTCCCTTGCAATGGTCAAGAATGGCTTTTCTCGGATTGCTGTATCCAAGTGCTTTCGCAACATCTGTTCCAACAAAATACGGTTTCCCGTCAATTTCTATTGTTCGGATTTCTCCGAACTCTTCTGAGTTAAAAATCTGTAAGCTGTTCATTTGTCTCCTTTCGTGTAATATATTTAAGTCGCATTATTGCGACTATGATGTAAAAAAAATATCTATAGCTTCCTCTTTGCTTAAAGGAACTGCATTTACGATTCCGTGGATTTCTCCGATTGTAAATTTCTCTCCGCCATCTTTTAGTTTTCTGTAGAATGTGCTTCTGTCCATTCCAATTGCATTTGCAACAGCTTCCTGAGTGTTTCCACGTTCAACGATTTTTCCTTTAAGTCTAGCTATATTAACAACCATTCGCGTTCCTCCTTTCCAGTAGCATTAATGCAACTTTGTGATTATATATTACGCCAAAGTGTCGCATATGTCAATATATAAAATCGCATTTTTGCAATTATTTTTGTTGCATTTTTGCATCATTAGTGTTATTATGTATTCAGAAAGGAGGTGTGAAAAATGTCGGAAACTGGCGAACGAATAAAAGAAAGAAGAAAACAACTTAATATGAGTGCTGATGAGTTAGCAGAAAAATTGGGAGTGTCAAGGTCTACTATATTCAGATATGAAAAAGGCGATATTGATAAAGTTCCTGCCGAATATATGAATGTATTATCCAAAGCACTTCGTACTACTCCGGCTTATCTAATGGGTTGGGAAAATAATTTAGAAACAGACACAGATTTTATTCCAAAATTGATGTCAAATTCAAATATCGTTGAACATGTTAAGTTACTAATTGAATTAAGCGAATCTGATCAGAAAAGCGTTTTCGACATGATTGAATTTCTTCACAAAAAAGGCAGGGATTAATTCCCTGTCTTTTTTTCTAATATCCCCATTGACTCTTGAATGAAACAATCATGTTGTACAAGAATTTCATAAATTTTTCACTATCTATCTTTTGCACCATTTCAATAATCTCTTTCTTATAATCCATAAATAGCCCTCCCTGTCACAACTACCACCTACATCACAGTATATGTCCGGCTGTGGGAAATAGAACCGAACATAAGTTCGTTTTCAACATTATACCATCAATATTTCCCCGTGGCAACTGCCAAATATACACATGGACTTTTGTTATTTCATAGGCAAACTTCTCAATTCCAAAGAAAATTGCGCTTTCACAAATATAACATCTGACATTGCAAATTTCTTTGATCTCGTTCAACTCCTGCATCTGGGCGGAACAAATTTGTTCCGTAACTTCCTTTGTGATCTGCACATCTCTGCGGTGCCGTTCTGCTATATCATGTGACGGTATATGCACCGCACAGAATATTTCGTAAAATATCAGGATGAGTACGACTATCCTGTATCTGTTCTTCTTCATTATTACCAACTCTTTCTAAAAATATATCACGCATTATAGCACAAACTTGTGTGATTTTTCCGGGAAGTGTAAAATCATGGAGTTTTTCTACAAAAATAATCTACTTTTTTAATATTTTACTATGCACAGTTTGTATGAGGTGGTATAATATTATAAAATTTTAACAAGGGAGGGGATTGTATGAGCAAAGGCGAAAAGAAGAAAGATTCAACCCTGAGCGTCATTTCCTGTATTCTGGCAGGTGTGGCATTCATTCTTCCATTGCCAATTATCCTGTCGTTTCCACTGGCTCTGGCAGGAGCAATTGTAGGATTAGTAGATATTGGCACAAAGAAAGAGGAATATAGGCATATTGGCTCATGGTTCGGAATTATTGTCGGAATTATTGAAGTAGTTTTTATTGCAGTGCAGTATATGAGATTTCTTTAGCAGAAAAGAGGGTTTTATGAAAAAGAGAGTTTGCGGAATTATAACGATGTGTGCTTTTTTATGCATTTCGCCTGTCAATGCCAGTGCTACTTCCTTTGACAACATTAATGAAATGCTTAATAAGATCAATGGTGAAGATGGGTTTGTCGAAGCATCTGAATGTGTGATTGACAAAAACACTAAATCCTTGCATCTAAGCATCGTTATAAGTGAGAACGTGCCAGATGATGAAGTTGGCACATTTGCTTCAAAGGTTTCCAGTGTATTGTCGGAAGCATCTCAGCAGGATTGGTATGATTATGATTATGTTACCGATGATTTCTATAAGAGCGGTTATGATGGAGTAGTTCTAACAAACGTTTGGAATTTCAAAAATGATACTCTGGCTTGCTCAATTTGGGATGATTCGCTATCAATCACGCGTCTTTCAGACGGAACTAAATTAAAAGAAGCTGTTTTAAAAGACGTGGAAAGCGAAAATTCTAATTCTCAGGAAAACGATTCTCTTGATAATACCGGCAGGCTAAATCCAGGTGTTTATATTATTGGCGAAGATATTCCTGCCGGAAAGTACACCTTTTCAATAACCGACGGAGCAGGAATTATCAGCGTATATGACAGCTACGATGATTATAAGAATGATGATTACGAACATTCAGAAGAATACCATGTCGCTTCAAAAAAATATAAAGAAAGTCTTGATTCTGACTTAGAAAGCATTAATTCTTTGTATTCCAGTGAAATTGGGAATCTACCGTTAGAGAATGGAATGTGCGTAAAAATAGATACTGTTTCAGTTTTGTATTTAGCGAAATAA